GTTATTGTATATGGGTTGTTATTGTATGGTTATTTTTTTTGTTTTTGTTTTTAATGATGCGTCGCCCACCGAGATCTACACACTTCATATCGTCGGCAGCGTCAGCTGTGTATAAGAGCCAGTCTTTAAATAATTCTAAAAAATCTACCAGTGTATTAGACTTCGTATTTAAGAACGGCTGGGTTTGGTCAGAACTGGATAAACATCCATCTAACCTTCAACATTCCTTTCTTACAGCCTCTAGGATGCCCGCAGAATGGCCTGACATGATTAATACATGGTATACAAGGGTGCAAAAAGGATGCCACCCAGGCCTTTCTTTGGCTTTCCTAGATGTATTCAGGAGTGAAACAGATAAACCTAAGACGCTAATTATTAATCGTAGCAACAGATACGATTGGCCTTTAGATGTGTGTACAGCCGACGAAGAATACGTAATTAATTTCTGTCGGGGTAAAGTATCTAGATTGAATAAACCGTATTCTCAAACACAGGTTTATACCCCTGTCAATGCCATATTCGGCACGACTAATTTACTATTTAATGACACCAACACATACCCTAACAGAATATTTTCTATCTATGCGCCTAAGGACGACACGGAATGTAGAAAGTATTGGGAAGGTCGTAACCTAGGTATAAGCGGGTTCAGATACGAGACACATTGGTGTATCACCGAAGACGAATGTATAGAAATAATCAAGCAAGAAGAGAAGAGGCTAGAGATTAATGTTTAAATACGGATTAGAGTTAGAGGTTTTCTACTCTAAAAATAAAAATGAAATCGAATTACCTCCTAAAGAATACCCTACAGACGGGTTTCCTGGCCTGATAGAAATTAGAACTAGTGGGCATCTACTATTAAAAGATGCCATATCTGATATTTATTCTAAATTGCATTTAGAGAATATAGACTATAATTCTTTACTATTTATTTCTGAAGCGACTTTTACACCAGAACAAAAAAGAGAACTAAGAAAGAGAGCTTACATTAAAAATAGCTGGGATATTCAAAATATCTATAATAAAAAGCCAAGAGCTCTCGGTAATAAAACAATAGCCTCTTTTCAAATAAATATCTCGTATTTGAAATCTCAAGAATATAGAAATAAAGACGGTATTGTTTTTCCGGAAAGATTCTCCCTTTTAGATGTTCCTAAGATTGTAAAAAACTTAGATAATGAATTTAAACAAGAAATTTTAAACTCTAAAAGACAACCAGGAGAATACTGCGTAAAAGGAGATAGACTGGAATACAGAAGTCTACCTAATACTGTTTTTCCGACTAGTATTTCAGATAGTAAAAGACTTATGAATAGAATTCAAAAGGCCGTAGAAGTATGATTGCACAAGCAGTAAAAATGACTCCTTGCCAGGCCCACAATTACCAAGGCTCCGAAGACAAGGTTTTACGTCCTACGTGTAATTTAAGTAAGGGTAGGGTGTTTGTTCAGGGAGACTTTGCTAATGCCGCGACCTACAGATTGTTTACAACAAGAGGTTATGAAAAGGCTACTTCGATTGAAGACGCCGATATAGTCGTGTGGACCGGTGGTGAAGACATCAACCCGAAACTTTATAACGAGCAACCCGCAGGGGCGTCTTGGTGGTCTGACTCTAGAGACAGCGATGACATCTCGGCTATAGAAAGAGCCAAGGGTAAGTTCTTGGTAGGTATCTGTAGAGGTGCCCAATTACTGAACGTTATTCCCAACGGTGGCTCTCTTTGGCAAGACGTCAATAACCACGGAGGAGGCGTCCATAACATCCATGATCTGATTACAGGAGAGACTATCCAAGTCAATTCTATTCATCATCAGCAGTTACGACTGACAGATAAGGCCGAACTAGTAGCCAGCACTAATCTCTCGACTGAGAAATATTCCTACGCAGGAACTTGGAAGGCATCGGTAGATTCTAGTCCTGATCCTGACGTAGAAGTAGCCTGGTATCCTCATACCCGTAGTCTTTTATTTCAGGGGCATCCAGAATTTGACCAGAACGGTTCTACTGGCAATTACTTCCACCGTCTTTTAGAAAGATTCTATCATGCCGCGTAACATATTTAGAACTAAGTATAGAATAGTCACTGATGAATACTCAGGCTATGAAGTCCAAAAGAAATTTTGGTGGTGGCCTTTTTGGACTCAAGGGGAAACTAATACTCATTCAAGTATCGAACAAGCAAGAGAGTATGCCGTAAAACATAGCCGTGGTTGCGGTAAGTTTGTAGAAACTGTCAATATCAATCATTAATAGGAGTACGTGTCATCTGCGGGCAAGGCGGAATCGCTGGTACTATTGATACAAAGCACGAGAAGGCTTTTCAAAGACTACTGGTATACAATTCTACCAGAGGTATAGATTCTACAGGGGCGGCCTCTGTAAAGAGAGCCTTGAAGAATGGTAGTCTAGAAGTAGCCTTAGCCAAAGAACTTGGCAACCCTTACGAGCTTTTTGAAACCAGGCGTAGTCGTGAGAGTGATTTCTCCGATGTTCTCGCAGGTAACCATCGACTGCTGATGGGCCATTGCAGGGCATCCACCAAGGGAGAAACCATACGTAAGAACGCCCATCCCTTTATGTTTGAGAACATCATCGGGACACATAACGGGACACTTTCTAATAGGACTCACTCAGAGTTTGAAGGCTATAAAAAACTAGGCACAGACTCTGAATGTATCTTCGCAGAGATTGAGAACTCAGGTATAGAAGAGACTGTAAAAAAGTTCAGAGGCCCTTGGAGTACCAACACAGAACAGTGTGAAGACGCTTACGCCTTGGTTTGGTTTAACGCCTCTGAAAACTCCCTTAATATGTTGCGTAACAGAGAAAGACCTCTATACTACGCCTTCGACAAAGACAAGAAGACGTTGTTCTATTCTTCCGAGGCATGTCATCTAGCGGCTGCTATGGTAGATACCCCTCATGATGACAAGTACATCTACTCTTTACCAGAGAATATGCATTATTCCTGGGTCATACCGGAATGGAATCAATCATTCGGTAAAGCCAAGGCGGTAAAGCGGGAGGGCCGCCCACCAGTCCCTTTTCAAGGGACGACGTATCATACGAAAAATACGAAGACTTCTGGGACTTATGGAAATGACGCCGAGGACACGGCGCATCCGTATTTAGATAGTTATACCATGTTTTGGCAAAAATGGTCTAAGACTCGTAATAGGTTTCTATACGCCAAATCAGAATACGGTACTTTCTATGACACTCTTCAAGAGGCTTGGGATGCCCTGACGTATATAGAAAAGTTAGGCCGTCTTAATAAACAACAAGTCCCTAAGTCGATTAAGTCTGGTATGGTTTACGATGAAGAAAAGGGAATCTGGAAAGAGGTTCAAGAAGAGCCTGATACTAATGCTAAAAACACTCCTGGCAATAACGTAGTTTCTTTTGCTAGTAAGCTGAGAGAAGACAGGTTCTCTGAGATAGCTAAAACCTACAAAGAAAAAGGTATCTACTCTATCCATCACTCACAGAATCAGAGGGTACTTTGGGATAAAGATCTAAAGAAATACCATATCTTCGAGTATTCCCCTACGGCTGCTAAATGGATAGAATCAGAATCAAAAGTATGTCCTGATTTCGTTCCCTTCACTGAATTAGACGTCAACGCAAGACATGACTTCATCCATAAAGGGAAGAAGAAACGTAAAGTCATTTCTAGGAAAGGCTTTAAAGGGTCTATGCTTGTCAAACAAGCCTTCGATAAACTCATGGGGTGCGGGTGTATCAACTGCACTCGTATTCCTACTTGGACTAATCCTGTTGTATTCATAAACAACGAAGACTTTTTCTGTGAGCATTGTTCTAGAGATACAGATTTGGTACAGACGTTTTTGAAGTCATCAACTAACTGAGGAAAACTTGAATGTCGAATCTCAAAATAAAAATTGGTGCCGATCCTGAATTGGTATTACGTAGTGTCAAGACAGGTCAATTCGTATCAGCCCACGATCTTCTTCTTGGGACTAAGGAAGAACCTTATAAGGTTAATTCAGGAGCAGTCCAGGTAGACGGAGTAGCAGCCGAGTTCAACATCGACCCTGCCGAATCAAAGACGGGATTTTTAAACAACATCAGTTCTGTCATGAAGACTCTCCAAGAAATGGTAGGCAAGGATTACGAATTGGTGTCTCAACCCGCCGTGACCTTCCCTGAGAGTTACTTCAAGTCTCTACCGGAAAAGACGCGTGAACTAGGCTGTAACCCGGATTTTAACGCCTGGACCGGGCAAGTCAATGAGAAGCCTGACGGAGAGAGCACTACTATGCGGACTTTCTCCGGTCACATCCATATAGGTTGGTGCGACAACACCGATCCAACAGACAGTACACATTTCCAAGACTGTTGTGAAGTCGCCAAACAGTTTGATTATTACTTAGGTTTGTATTCACTTCAGTGGGATCAAGACAAGGATCGTCGAAAGCTTTACGGAAAGGCTGGGTCTTTCCGTCCTAAGCCTTACGGAATGGAGTATAGGCCTCTCAGTAACGTCTGGCTTAGAACTAAGTCTCTACAAGAATGGGTGTATAACGCCGCTAATAAGGCGTTCTATGACATAGTAAACGGTAACGCCAGACTATCAGAAGAGTTCGGGGAACTGGCTAGAGAGTTTATAGATAACTCAGAATCTTGGTGGACTCCTGAAGACGCCGCTAAATCAAAAGATCACAAGAGGCTATACCTTTTGCACCGTTACACCGGTCTTATGAATCCCCCTCCTTTACCTAAACCAGAAGAACTGAAGCAGGTGTTGAAGGCAAGTCCTAAATATATCCATTCAGTGTCTCCTAGAAAAAGGGTTAAAAAGAAAGCTCCAGACGAGTACTCTGTAAAATTAACAGGATTTGGTGAAAGCCAAGTAATTCTGGTATATGATTTCATTGATGGTCAAAATTCCTAAGAGATAGATATGTATGACACAAGAGAAGAAGCAACACAAAAACTAGCAAGTTCTATAATTTTATTCAACGATTCTCCTGTATATATCCAAGAGGCTACAGGACGTGGCAGTAAGATACATCTTAAGTATGTCCACCTTCGTTCTGGTAATGAAAGGTCTAATGACTTAAACGAACCTGGATGGAATTATAGAAATCTCGGAGATAGGCTAGGTTATTTCAATTCTGATTTGACAATACATGGTGTCGGAACCTACAGAGAAGCCTGTTATTCCAGGAGAGTTGCCGTACGTCAGAGCCACAGCACTCAAGGATTAAGTCACAGAAACGTCAGAATCTCTGATTTCAGAGGCTCTAGGAAATTAGCTTTAAGCAGATCAGGTGTAGGCTTTCAAAGTGTATACAACCAACCTTGGTTTCTAGACATGCTGGAAAAGAAATACCCTAGTTTCAGTGATGTAAAGAGTTTATTCAGTAGCGATAAGTACACCACCTCTAAGGCTTTCTCTAGGCAATTCGCTATCTACAGACCCGATGACGGCCCATTCTCTCTGGAATATAGAGGATATGAGATAGGTAAATCTGATGATTTACATAGATTTAAAATCCACCCAGACAGAAACTATCTTAACGAGACTTTAGAGTATCTAGATATCAAAGTATCTTAATAAGAGGTAATAATGACGATCCCCCTTGAGGAAGAATTAATCCAGGCGCTGACTACGACTAAAACACTAAAACCTATTAAACCTCTCGCCAAAGAGAAAATCTATAACAGAACTCTTCTAGACGCCTTCTCAGGCAGGCTTACCAAGTATAAAACCGAAGGGGAAATAGGAATAGAAATTGAATGTGAGGGCATGAACCTATTCAGTTCTCCTATCTCTTGGTGGTTGACTCATCAAGATCATTCCCTGCGCAGTCATAAAGACCATCCACCGATAGAATATGTCTTAAGAAAGCCTATCTCTAGGGCAGACGTACCCAAGGCTCTTTCTTATCTCTCCAAAAAATTAAAAGAATCTGGTTCTCAGTTAGTAGATAGTTATAGAACTTCAGTACATATCCACTTGAATTGCCAAGAACTTACTTTAAAACAAATCTATCAATTCATATGTCTGTATTTCATATTTGAAGAGATGCTGGTATCTTTTTCTGGCCCTACCAGGGAAGGAAATCTGTTTTGTCTGAGAGGTAAGGACACAGATCATTTCCTTTATATTCTTGAGACTGCTATCCAGCAAGAGAATTTCTCAGAAATGTTCTCTAACGATCTGAGATATACTGCCTGTAATACCTCTAGCCTAGGTAAGTTCGGATCGTTAGAGTTCCGGTCAATGAGAGGGACCGTAGACCAAAAGACTATCCAGATTTGGATTGATATTCTCTGTCTGCTGGAAGACGAGGCTTTAAAATATGAAGACCCTCGTGCCATAGTAGATGATTTCCTAGAACTTCAGCCAGAAGCCTTTATGAAGAAAATCTTTGGCTCTAGGGAAGACATTCTAGATACGTTTTTATATCGTCCTGACAGAAATAAAAGTATGTGGGACGGCCTTAGAATGATGAGAGACGTAGCCTGTGCCGTGAAATGGCAGAAGAAACTTCCACCGGAAATGAAAAAAAAAGAGTCTATAGAAGAAGACCAAGAATCTCCCTTAAATCCTCAGTGGATTAGTCATCACGAAGGATATCAAGTCGTAGAGAAAATCACTGATGATGTATTTTTGATGATGCATTCCTCAACTGGAAGCTATTGGCTGATAAATTATTCTCACACCCTTCAGCATATTACTTGGAAAGGTACTTGGACTTTACACGGTAGAGTCAGATACGAAGTAAATCTATTAGGAGAATACCTAGGCACACTTGGAGGAGTAACTCCCACCTGTTCGTCTCCAATACTCGCAGACGAGGAAGTATTATCTTCTACCTCACCACTTGAAGCAGAAGCAGGAGTTTGGGTAAACGTCTTTAGTATGAGAAATTTATTAAATGTAAATGCACCTATATCTATAAGAGCTTGGGGTGACGAAACCAGGACTTGGTACTATCTAATTAAACCTGATGACAACGATTGCTATTACATAGTAAATCTGTTACCTGAATTAGTAGCTAGAAGGGCATTAGACCACCAAACCTCTTGGATGATCTCCTCTAGAAGAATAGCAAAAATAGCAAAAACTACCCATAATTGGATATCTAATATAATAGATGATGCAGAACTACAGGTAGGTGATAATGCCCAATAAGTTTTATGTCTACCCTTATAAACAAGGAAGCAAATCAGCCAAGGCCCTAGCCACCTCTTTAGGAGGTAAGGTCTTAAGAATAGAAGGGTCTACATTCCAACCCAGACAAGACAGAAAAGTAATTAATTGGGGTTCTTCTTCTTGTCCTTACGATTGTTTAAACCCTCCTGATCTGTTACAACAAGTCACTAATAAATTATCTTTCTTTCAGAAAGTCTCAGAGACAGAAGAGCCTTTCCGTCCTAGAGTTCCTATATGGACCACTAGTCGTGCTACGGCCAAGACTTACCTTGAAGGGAGAGAATTCAGAAAGGTAGTGGCAAGAACTGTCTTGACAGGACATTCCGGGAATGGTATATTCATCAGTGATCTAGAAGGATTCGATGACCTACCAGAAGCCCCTCTCTATGTAGAATATGTACCTAAAGACGAAGAGTATAGGGTTCATGTCTTCAACGAAGAAGTCATAGACGTGCAAAGAAAAGTCCGTGATCCGTCTAGAGAGCCTATTAATTGGCAAGTCCGGTCTCACTCTAATGGATTTATTTATACGAGAACTTCCGCAACTGGTGCATCATATACAGATATAGTGCGTCATGACGTTAAGCAGCAAGCCCTTAAAGCCTTAGCAATGACAGGATTAACTTTTGGTGCCGTGGATGTGATATACAATGCTAACAGAAACCAAGCCTTCGTTCTTGAGATCAACTCAGCCTGTGGTCTTGAAGGGGCAACAGTCGGTATCTACAGAGACGCCATCATCAGATACTTCTCTTAGTGGGTTTATACCGAGTTCCTCTTCTCTGATTAAACAAGCCTTTGATAGAGCCACGTTGAGTCATCCAAAGTATTTTATACATATGTTCTATGACAACGATGCGACACTAACCGATAAGGCAGCGGAAGCCATAGCACAAGAATTAAAGAACATGGGTTATTGGGTAGACAAAGCGGCGTTTTAGGAGATGTTATGTCAGAAACAGTAAGAAACAATAAACAGATTTGGCGACTAGCAGAGTGGCTTTATTGGAATGTCTTTGATTTTATTTACCCCGCCTGCGAAAGATTTTGTGTGGTTTGGGAGAAAGAAGATGCGAATACTAGAAACCATATGTACGACAAAGCTCTAGAACTCCAAAAGAAGTTAATCAACAATGAATTCGTCACAACTTCGGACAATCATAAAGACTAAATATCCAGATATTCCTGATACGTCTATTTATGACGAAATAGAAGAAGACATTTGGGATAATGTATTTATGCAATAACAATTCATACACCCATTAAGTGATTATTAATATGCGCTGCTACTGCTGTTCTGGATTACTGCCTATTCTTGTGAGTCATTTCTATGACGCCAGAACAGACAGGTTTTATTGTCATCAATGCATATCCGACATAGGAGAGTTTTATATAATGATGTATGGGCCAAAGATTCCAAATAAAGACAACGAAGACATCCTTTTAGACGAAGACTTCGATGACTTCTACATAGAACCGGATGATTTCCTCGATGTTCCCTTAGACGAGGAAGAATTAGATGGATTTAATTTACCGCCAGAGAACTATGATGAGTAAACAAGAGTGGAAGAGATTAGCAAATTAGTATAATTCTAATTAATGAAGAAACAGAAAATAAAAAGTACTATTGGACTAAGATTGTACAGAGAGATTGTAATTCTGGATGAGTGGTAAAACCTGGGTAATAGCCGATACACACTTCGGACACTACGGTGTTTGTAAATTCCTAAGAGCGGACGGTACAAAGCTACGTCCTTGGGATAACCCAGACGATATGGATAAGGCTCTTATTGATAATTGGAACTCAGTAGTAGGTCACCAAGACAGGGTGTATCTCCTCGGAGATGTCGTCATTAATCGCAAAGCCTTGCCTATTCTTCACCATCTAAAAGGACGTAAAGTATTAGTCAAGGGTAATCATGATATCTTTAAGCTGAGAGATTACACACCTTATTTTGACGATATACGAGCCTACGTGGTAGGTAAGACCCACTCAGGTTTTATGTATATAATGTCTCATATACCTATACATGAAGGTAGCCTAGGAAGGTTTGGAATAAACATTCATGGTCATCTACACAGTAATTTAGTGATGAAGAACGATGTCCCCGACCCAAGATATATATGTGTCTCGGTAGAACACACAGAATTTACCCCAAAAGATTTGAATGATATAATTAAGGATAAATAGTTGCATTGTTATTCATGTGATATTCTTCTGAGTGAGGCAGTCTACGATAGAAAAACAAGCAGATATTATTGTACCCCCTGCTTGGTCCCTACTACAGAAGAGATGTTAAGACTGGCAGGTAAGGATTACGTACCTTACGAACCAGAATATATAAAACTAGAAGAACCTGAAGAGGTCGAGAATGAAGAATAGTTTAAGCGGATACATCGCCAAGTACGAGCCTTATTACCAGAAGTTCGTTCATACAGGCTCACGAGTCATCTGTACTCCACCTATTACTGATACAGACGATGATTATCTCCTTCTGGTTTCTCCCGATAAAGTCCAAGACTTTGAGAATAAACTCGTAGAAGACGGATGGGTTTTAGGTGGTTCTATGCCCAACGGGATTCTTCCTCTGAATACAGAACATGAGTACAAAGAAGACGGCAGTATAGATCACTCTAAAGTTTTCCATTCATGGAAGACACCTCCAGTTATGACACAACCAGAACATCATTCAGATTGGGCAGTAGAAGACTACTCTAAAACAGTAAATCTTCTTATCACCTGCAACGAAGAATACTTCGAGGATTTCTGTAGGGCTACATTCCTAGCTAGGGCTTTAAATCTTAAATACAAGCCTGATAGAATTACTTTGTTTGAAGCTATCACAAGAAATGTCTGGCCTGACGCTGATACAGATGTTTATACAGCTCATTCCTTTAACGTCCAACCAGGACAGATTAATTACACAGAGTCGGCAAACCTACCTGGGGGTCATTGGGCTTTCATTGATTCAATACTACAGAACACACAGTTCCCTCCCATCCCTGATATAGAGCCGGTTCCGTGAAGTGCCTAGATATAAACAGCCATGCGAAGAATGTGGATCATCCGACGCCGTAACGATATATGAGGATTTTCATTCTCATTGCTATAGCTGCGGTCATCATGTATTTGCAGACGAAGATAAAGATGAATACGAAGAAGAAAAAGAAGTGAGTCTAGTAGAAACAAATAAAGAAGTAAAGAACTTTCAGCCTCTCCTTAATGACTTTCAAGAGATGAAGGATAGAAGCATCAGTCATAAGACGGCAGAGAAATACGGAGTATTTAAATCTACTGACCCATTTTTCTCATGGGTCTATCCAATGTTCCAGAATGGGGTACATGTAGGTAACAAGCTTAGAAGATCGGGAGACGTAAAGGGTTTCTCCATAGAAGGAGAATTCAACAAGTTTGATCTATTCGGTCAGCAGTTGTTCCCTGCCGGTTCTGCCAAAGCCATAACTATCTGTGAAGGCCAAGACGACGCGATGGCTGCCTTTGAGATGCAGGGCAGTAAGTACCCATGTGTGTCTGTACATTCCGTGGCTACTGCCCGTAAAGACTGTGCCAAGGCTTTTGAGTATCTCAACTCTTTCGACGAGATTGTTCTCTGTTTCGATAAGGACGAAGCCAAGAGAGCACCTGACGGATCGTCTAGGTTTCCGGGTCAAGAGGCAGCCAAGGCTGTGGCTCAACTCTTCCCTGCCAAGAAAGTCAGAATACTTACTCTTTCTAAGGCCAAAGACGCAAACGACTACTTGAAGCAGGGGCTCCAGAAAGAGTTTGTCAAGGAGTGGTGGTCTGCCCCGACGTTTACACCTGACGGTATCAGGTTAGGGACCGATCTCTGGGATGACGTCCGTAACAACGACAAGACAGAATCTGTGGAATACCCTTTCCAGGGTTTTAATGATATGACTTACGGCCTGAGACTAGGTGAGTTAGTCGTTATAACGGCAGATACCGGTGTCGGTAAGACTTCTGTATTAAAGGAGATTGAACATTACTTGTTGAATCATACAAGTTATGGTATAGGTATAATGCACCTAGAGGAGTCTAACAAGGACACCGCTCTAGGCATAATGTCAATTGAAGGTAACAAGCCGTTACATCTACCAGATATTAGAGACTCCGTAACTGAAGAAGAACTAAAGAAGTATTATGACAAAACTGTTAACACAGATAGAGTCATAATCTACGATCACTTCGGTAGCAACGCCATAGACGATCTTCTAGATAAGGTCCGTCATATGAGCGCTATGGGGGCTAAGTTCATTGTATTAGACCACTTGTCTATTGTAGTATCAGATCAATCCGGTGATGAAAGAAAGCAGCTTGACGAGATTTCTACTAAGCTCAAAACTCTCACGATGGAACTCAACATCTGTGTCATAGCTGTTATTCACCAGAACAGACAAGGCCAAATCAGAGGTACAGCCGGTGTAGAGCAGTTAGCCAACATCGTGATTAAACTATATAGAGATAAAGAAGCCGACGACCCCTTTCGTAGAAACGTCACTAAAGTAAGTATCCAGAAGAATCGTTTCTGTGGTCGTACAGGCCCTTGTTCCTATCTGATTTATAATCCTGAGACAGGTAGACTAGAAGAACTAGATAAGGCTGGGATAGCCAGATACGAGTCTGGGGTAGAGGATACTAGCCCGCAATCGTTTCCAGTGAAGGATGAGTGGTAGAAATTTGTATCTAAGACACAATAACCCAGAGAATTATTGGGTAATCGATATAGAATGCGACAGTTTAAACCCCACAGTTATTTGGTGTTGCGTCGTAAAGAATCTTCATACAGAAGAAGTCTTAGTATTCACCGACAAGGAAGAATTCAGTGAGTTTCATAAGGATACTTTTATTTATGTCGGTCATAACATTGTCAGCTATGACATACCTGTGCTTAATAGGCTCTGGGAGGCATCCATCGATTTAGATAAAGTCTGTGATACATTAGTCCTTTCATTCTTGTATAATCCAGCTATAGAAGGAGGACATTCTCTAGACGCTTGGGGGCACAGGCTTAAGTACCCTAAGATTGAATTTAACGACTATACTAGATTCTCTCCAGAGATGCTCACTTACTGTAAAGGAGACGTAGAACTAACCTTTAGGCTTTTTAGAGCCATCACAGAGAAGATGCTCAAACTAGGATACTCAGAGCTATCTTGCGAGACAGAACATAAATTTAGGATATTAATTGACGAACAAATCAAAAACGGCATCTACTTTGACGTCGAGAGAGCTAAGAGTTTTCGTGACTTCCTGCTCAGGGAGCAGTCCCGTCTATCCAAAGTCATCAGAGAGTTATTTCCGAGCCGTCGCACCAAGGTTGCAGAATATACTCTCAGAAGACGTAAGGATGGCAGCCCTGTTGCATCATATGAGAAACACCGGAAGAAGTATCCCGACTTAGTAGTATCAGATGATGGATTGTCGTATTCATGTTACGAGATGGTACCGTTCAATCTAGGTTCTCCTAAACAACGTCAGGAGAGGCTTTTAGAGCTAGGCTGGGAGCCCGTTTCCTTCACCCCTAAGGGTAACCCTAAGGTTGATGAAGACGCCCTGGTAGCCTTCGCAGAGGTCTCTGGTAGGCCTGAGGTACGTGCCTTGGCAGAATGGTTAGTCATCCAAGGTCGTCTGACTATGCTGGCCGGAAATCCTGACACTGGTTCTCTAGGATGGTTAGGCAATGTAGCCCCTGACGGTAGGATTCACGGAGAGGTTTTCTCTTGCGGGGCCGCCTCTAGAAGGTGCCGTCACTCCAAACCTAATAGCGCGAATATCCCTTCAGCCAAAAAAGCCAAGTATGGCAAAGAGGCCAGAGAATTATGGGGCGTAGAACCCAACAAAGGTCTCTGTATGATCGGCTACGACGCCAAGGGATTAGAGACGGAGTGCTTCAAACACTGGCTTAATTCTCCAGAGGCTAACGCCATTCTCGACGGTGACATCCATACCGATAACGCCGAAGCCTTGTCTAAACTGATAGGACGAGAGATAGACCGGGAATGGGGAGCCAAAACCTGTGTCCCCTTAGACACCAAGGCTCTTACAAGAAGAGGATGGAAAAGGTATGACGAACTAATTATTGGAGAGGAGATTCTTGGGTACAATCCAGAAACTAAATTGAAGGAATGGACTCGTCTGAGAGATATTACCGTTTATGAAGATAAAGTCTATGAATTCGGTAACTCCTTTAGGAAGTTCAGAGCCACGGGAAACCACCGTTGGTTCATAAGACAACGTAAAAAAGGAAACAAGTCTTGGTCTAAAATCAACGGCCATTACATGGTAGATGAAGTCAGGACAACAGACGAATTAAACTCTGAGTCGTCAATCATCCTTAACGCACCTTTTAATGAGTCTCAAGACAGGGTTCCTAATAATCCGACGGATTGGGTAAAAACCCAAAAATATGGAGTAAACTGGGATCAATATGTCTTAGATATGTCCCATTCAGAACGTAAACAATTCTTACAAGGGTTCTTACTTGCTGATGGACATATCGTAGAAAAAGATCATTGGGCTTGGTCACAGAATAAAGGAGAAATAGCCGAAGCCTTGATACTATGTTCTTACTTAGTCAATGACGGCCAGATTCACGTAGCCGATAAAAACGGTTATAACAAGGATATGGTTACCGTCACTCTCTCTAAGAAAGGTCATATCACTTGTAGTAAATTCGATAAGAAGTCTTTAGGAGTACAATCTGTTTGGTGCCCTACTACTGATTTAGGTTCTTGGGTTATGCGCCAAGGCAACGAGATCACAATTACAGGAAATTGCTGGTATGCCTGGATGTTTGGTTGTTATCCCCCTAAGCTTGTTCAGATATTGAAATGCACGTTAAGACAAGCCGAAGAGATACACGGAGAGATGTTTCCTAATCGTATCCCCGGTCTGAAGAAATTCATTGAGACTATCCAGTACGAATGGAGACATAACAAAGGCAGGTTGTTCTGTATCGACGGGGGAATGGTGGTATGTCCGTCTAAGTCGTCTGCATTGAATTATAAAATCCAGCCTACCGGGGCAGTAGTTATGAAGACTAGTGCCATAATTCTCAGAGAAGAGGCTGAGAGACAAGGCGTCTGGCACAGAAAGCTTCTTGACGTCCACGACGAGGGGCAACACGAAGGATTAGAGAAAGATATCTTTCAAAGAGAGATTATTAAGAAAGGCAATAAACTGACAGTACCTGGACACCCCTTAGGGGAGATTGCTGTGGAAGCCATTAGAGAAGCAGGGAGAAGATTGAAAATGAATGTAGCCTTAGACGGCGATTATGCCGTCGGGTATAACTGGTCGGAAACTCATTGATGAAGATACAATATATGTCAGACCTTCATTTAGAAGGGGCAGCTATTGATATACATAATTCTGTCAATGCTGATATATTGGTACTAGCGGGTGATATAACTACAGCTAAGTCTTATAAAAGTCACTACGATTTCTTCAAGAAATGCTCTGATAGTTGGAGTAAAGTTATTCATGTGTGTGGCAACCATGAATACTACAGAGGAGATATAGAAGAGACCAGAGTTGAATTATTCGAGTTTTTCTATAGAAATTTTAAAAACATTCATTCTCTCGAAAACGAGAGTATAAATTTTGACAGTTACAGGTTGTTCGGGTCTACTTTATGGACTGATTGTAACGGGAACGATCCTCTTACTAAACAAATTCTTAGGAGTGGTATGAATGACTATAGATTGATTCAATGGAAGAGCAAGCAACACTGGACACTATGGCCCGAAGATACCATAGAGATTCACCAAGAATCAATAAGGGTTTTGACAGACGAGCTTAACAAGACTGATAAGCCTACTATAGTAGTGACGCATCATGCACCGTCGTCTAAGTCTATTCATCCTAGATATGCCACAGATATTCATATGAACGGAGGTTATTGGTCTAATTTAGAGTCGTTTATGGAAGGGTATGACATACCGTTATGGATACACGGCCATATGCACGATTCTGTGGATTACCTAATAAATAAAACACGAGTACTTTCTAACCCTAGGGGGTATATGATCGTAGGACGAGATGGTAAAAGATGTCCAGAAAACGAGTACTTCAATCCTAATCAAGTGGTGGAATTATGAATAATGATTACTATGCGTACTCAGCCCTGGTCTGGTTATCCATAGCCGGATTGTTTTGGTATATATACATATATGGTATTCCCTGAGCGACGCATGAAGATATTATAACATAGAAAAGAAAAATGTCAAATGAAAGTTAAAAAGAATCTAAATATATCTACATCTGATTTTATGTATGATCTATTTTATGGGGGTTATATTGATCCTAGTAAGATATTAGAAGATAAGAAAGACATAGAAAAAGTAGATAAAGCTATTCAAACTATATTAGAATTTGAAGCCAGTGTAGCAGAAGAATATGAAGATTTATACAGATAAGGAAATAAAATGAAGACGCTAAAAACAGAACAGCAAGAAGAATTAAAACAGTTGTTAGAACAATTAGTAGATGTTGTTTCCGACCCGGAGTTAAAAAATGTAATCAATTATTGGGCAGTTGAATTAAAGCCTAAGAGAATTCGTAAGAAAGCTCTTGACATCACGGCTTAATAAGGTATACTACTCAAGATGGTTGCTCAGGAAAAAGATACTGAAATTGAAATTATTAAGCTCAACGACACTTCTGGAGAACTCAGAAGACTTCTGATTATTCAAGATTTGTTAAGGGCGCATAACAGCAGCCTAGATGTCAAAAGTCTTATACGTTATGCAAAAGAAATTGAAAATTATATCACAGGAAAAGGTAATTAAATGGCTGTAAAAGCAAAGAAACTCTATGTAGATCGTTATGTAATTGATGAAGAGGCTTATAAAAGCCTCAACGAAGTAGAAAAGATTTACATGGGAAGTGGTTTTCAAGACGGAGATTCTGTCTATGAAATTCAAGTCTTACGGAAGCTAGAGATGTCTCAGGCTGGTATCAATTTTAAGGAAGTAAAATAATTGGCTATTAAAAGTTATATCATTCGTGGTAAGGCCCGTTGGGCCAAGATTCTAGGCAAGGCCCCTCCTGGTTACGACAACGGACCTGCCGAATGGAGTATCGATCTATACGTAGATGACGATAACAAGCAGTTAGGCATCTCTAACGGGATAGACCCTTTCTATTTCAAGGAGTCTGACAACGGTGAAGTCCACCTGAGATTTACCCGTAAGGCCGTTAAGCAGGATGGTACAGAAGCCAAGCCAATCCGTGTCATCGACCATAAGGGTGAGGAGTGGGATCAGACTAAGTTAATCGGTAACGACTCTGTTCTTAACGTTTCATATACCCTCAACGAGGTAAAGAGTAAAGGCAAGAAGAGGCTGAAGCCGAGTGTTCTAGCCATTCAAGTCTGGGACCACGCCAAGTATAAACCTAAGTCTGAGTTCCCAGTCAGGGAAGACATCTCGTCTGAAACTACAGACCAAGGCGAAGACTGGTAATTGTCTAGTTTCTCTACGTTAGTCCAAGACGTCTACAAAGTTCTAGAAGACGGTAAACTCTCGGATCATGGTTTGGTAGAGAAATACGCAAAGGATATCGGGGACGTTCTCTCAAAGAGATTCAATAACGAAGAACGATCCCCGTCTTTGCGGATGTCTAATATAGGACGGCCTTTGCGTCAACTCTGGTATGATCTCAATGGTTATGAAGGAGAGAAGATTTCTGGTAAGACATTACTGAAGTTCTCTTACGGAGACGCCACGGAGGCTCTTCTTTTATTCCTTATCCAGGCAGCCGGTCATGAAGTCACGAGATGTCAAGAACAGATAGAAGTCTCCGGAGTGAAGGGGCATATCGACTGTGTCATCGATGGAGTTCTAGTCGATATCAAGTCTTGTTCTAGTTACTCCTTTCAGAAGTTCAAAGAAGGAACTCTTCTAGAAGAAGATAACGATCCATTCGGATATGTAGGACAGTTGGCTGGCTATGCCCATGCCCTGAAGCTACCTGCCGCTTGGGTGGCCTTTGATAAACAATCAGGCGAGGTGTGTGTTCTAGAATTACCTCAAGAGAAAATAGACGGGTATGACGTCCTTGGTAGAATAGAAGTGGTACGTCAAGCCGTATCGTCTTCTGAGTTACCAGAGAGGTGTTATCAGTCTGAGCCAGACGGTAAGAGTGGTAACGAGAAGCTGTCTATAGGATGTTCCTACTGTTCATATAAATATGAATGTTGGAAAGACAGCAACGGAGGAGAAGGCGTCAAGACGTACTTGTACAGCACCGGCCCAAGATTTCTGGTAAAAATAATAAGGGAACCAAAAGTGTTCTCAATAAATAAGAAAGAAGAAGAATAATGTCAGACGTAATCGATTTCAAGAGCCGCAACAAGACTACAGAGGTTAAAGTAAAACCAGGTAAGTTCCAGTTTCATCTGTTTACTTCAGGAGCTACAGACAAAGAAGGTAATGAACTTCCGGGCGAAGTCCAACAGGCAGAAGGCTATCTTAAGTTTGGTCCACAGTTTATCGCGGTAGTAGATGGCCCGGAAGACACAGCCTCTGTAGTATTCGCCATTCAGACTCCAGCCGTGAAGTACGTAAAGAAGGTTTCATCTTCTGATGAAATCCAAGGTATGCTCTCCCTGTAATGGCTAAGACCTGCACCAAGTGTAAAATAGAAAAACCTCTAGATGAATTTAGTAATGAGGCTAAAAGAAAAGATGGTAAATATCCTTGGTGCAGGCTCTGCCTTTCTCTGCACAGAAAAGAGCGCTATACAAAAACTCCTAGAGAATATTGGATAACACATAAAGTTTGTTCTAAGTGTAAAGAATGGAAGCCTAGAGAAGAATATAAACTTTATTCAAATAAAAATATACACTATAGGTGTATTGCTTGTGAGAATAAAGAAATAGATTTAGCAAATAAAAATTTATCCGAATGTTCTAGTTGTAATAAAATAAAACCTTTAGAACAATTTTATAAATCAAGAATTAAAAAAACTTCTAGACAGTGTATAGAGTGCCATAAAGCTTATCACTCCAGTAAAGAAGGTTATGCTAAACGTAGAAACAGTGCGTTAATTAAATATTTTGGAATCACTCTAGACCATTATAAACAACTTCTTGAAAAACAAAATCATAAATGTCCTATATGCCTAAAAGATTTTGAAGAGAATGTTTATTCTTATCCCGTAGACCATGCTCATGGTGGTCCGAACGCCGGGGTAATTAGAGCTATATTGCATGATTACTGTAACAGATTTATTATGGTTAAACACACCGACCCAGATCAGTTAAGAAGAGCAGCAGACTTACTAGAAAACCCACTAACAGATTGGTTTGTCCCAGAAGATTACCTTAAATCAAGAAAAGGGAAGACTAGAAAGAAAAAGAAATGACTAGATATTGCGTAGTCGAACTTTATTATATAGAAACCAATAATATGTTTGATGGGTTTTTAAATGCAGAGGTCATAGGCGATGACTTTGAAGACATCAAGGACGCAGAGAGACATAGAATAGCATGGATAGACCATTACAAATCTGACCCACAGAATGTCCAAGTCCTGAGCTATAAACTGTGACAATAATAGTCTTTAAAAATAAGATTATGGGTTCAGATAGTCGAGTCTCTGACGAAGGAGATTCTTCTATCTTTTCCAATAAACATAAGAAGATTCATCAGTTAAAAAATAAAGCCATAATCGGTATAGCAGGAGATGCCGATTACAGAGCCATACTTGATTTATTCGGTAGAGTGAAGAAACTTCCTACGTCTAAGCAAATCATTGCTTTAGGATGTGAATTCGAGGCTCTTCTTTATTGGCTAGACCACACCTTATGGTATATCTCTTCTGCTAAGAGATCGGTTAACGAGGAATGGTATGCCCAGGTTCTACAAATCACAGATGGATTTACAGCAATAGGCTCTGGGGCTAAGTTTGCCATAGGTGCTCTAGACAGAGGTGCCACGGTAGAACAGGCTATAAAGACAGCTATCAAATACGATCCTGCTTGCGGCGGCTCTGTCCAATTAGTGGAAATAAGTAAAGAATGAAATTAGTACAAAAGAAATATAAAGCCCGCATCTTACTTATAGACATAGAAACCAGTCCTATCACCGGATATACGTGGCAGACTTATGACACCTCGGTATTAAAGGTCTTGGAGCCTTCTAAGATTCTTTCTGTAAGCTGGAAATGGCTGAATGAGGATGAGACTTTCTGTAAGGCTATTTGTGACTACAGAGGATATAAGAAGAACGTAGTAGACGACGAGAAGCTTGTTAAAGACGCCTGGAAGCTCCTAGACGAAGCCGATATCGTGATAGCCCATCATGGCGCTCGCTTTGATCTACCTAAACTTAACGCCAGATTTATAGTGTATGGACTTAATGCCCCTAGCTCTTATCAGGTGATAGACACGAAGAAGGTTGCATCTGGCAAGTTTAAATTTGACAGTAATAGTCTTAATAATCTAGGTACTTATCTGGGCTTAGGAAACAAGATTCCCAATGGCGGGTTCGAGCTGTGGGTTCGTTGCATAGCCGGTGATCGGGATGCCTGGAAGCTCATGAAGGAGTATAACACCCAAGACGTAGTTCTTCTAGAGAAAGTCTATCTGGCTCTACGACCTTACATTTCTAACCATCCTTCTTTGAGTCTCATTGAAGGGGCTTCTGATGGTTGTTCTTGTCCGGCATGTCAGAGTACATCAGTCATAAAGAGGGGCTTCTCTTATACTCGTACTGGTAAAAAACAGCGTTATCAGTGCCAAGACTGCGGCTCATGGTCAAGTGGCCCATTCCAAAAAGTAAAAAATATTCTCTCAGGGGAAGAAGATTAATGGGTATTGATTACGAACTTCTTGATGAATATAAACAATCCTTAGTAGACAGATATACAGCGATAGAGTTGATGGAATTGTTTATCGAACACTTCGATCTTACTGAATGGGATATCCTTGATATCATAGGTGAAGACCGTATAGCTGAGATGAAGTTTAGATGAGTAAGTGGGATGAAAGATTTCTTGAATTAGCCAAGAATATCTCTCAATGGTCTAAAGACCCTTCAACTAAAGTAGGGTGTGTAATTATTGGACCGAATAAAGAAATTCTTACTACTGGCTATAACGGCCTTCCTCGCGGGACTAATGACGATATCCCTGATAGATTGGTTAGGCCGGAGAAGTACTTCTGGTTTGAACACGCCGAAAGAAATGCCATCTATAATGCAGCCAGGATAGGAGTTCCCTTATTAGGAGCAACCGCTTATGTCACTCTCTGCCCTTGTATGGATTGCGCCCGTGGCATAGTTCAATCGGGTATCAAGAGAGTTGTGACAGTTGATATCAGAGAAACAGATACCATTCAGAGATGGAAAGAAGACTTTATGAGGACTGAAATTCTTTTTGAAGAATGTGGAGTCACATTAGATTATGTCTAAGATATATCTTGATATGGATGGAGTCCTTGTAGATTTCGACAGAGGGCTAAAAGAGAACTTTGGTATAACGAATTGTCTGGTCACGTATGGTACGGCAGACAAAGATAAAACACCAGAACAGTGGGAATTATCTAAGAAGGTCTGGGAATGTATGAACACGCCGTCGTTTTTCCGCGACCTTCCTCCTATGGAAGGTTATAAAGATTTATACTATGCCGCTAGAAAATTGACTAAAGAGGTCTATGTTTTGACCGCTTTTCCAACTCACGGTGGTAAAATAAACGAAGGAGTCATGAAGGATAAACAAGACTGGTTAAGACACCATCTACCAGAATTTGACTTAGATAAGTTCATCTTCTGTGAACGTAAAGATAAGTCCAAGTTTGCTATAGAAGAAGATTACGGACTCGATTGCAACCACATATGGCCCAATATTTTAGTAGATGATTTACCTGTCAACTGCGAAGAGTGGGAAAGAGAGGGAGGTCAGTCTGTTTTATTTAAAGATAAAACTATGGATGAAATTATCTGGTCTATGGAAGTAGCTTATGGAGTCTAATATACGCGATAAGACTTCACAAGAGCGTAAGAACGAGCCAATTTACTCCGGCTGTGTGATGTACTTCCCTGATGCCCTTGCGGCTATTTCCCGGTTGTCATTGGCAGGTAATAACAAACATAACCCTGGAGAGCCTCTTCACTGGGCTCGTGATAAGTCAACAGATCAGCTTGATTGTGCTCTTAGGCATAGTCTTACTCCTGAGCATATAGATGAAGAAACAGGAGAACCTGATCTAGTGGCATCGGCTTGGAGGATATTAGCCCAACTCCAACTCCTAGAAGAAAAACGTAACAGACAAAAGGGCATAAAGTCCTATTCAGGAATGTAATTAATATGTTAATGAACGAATATCAAAAATTTATTGCCACAAGCCGTTATAGTCGCTGGCTCGAAAAAGAAAACCGTAGAGAGACTTGGAATGAAGTAGTAGACCGTTATCTAGGTTTTATCTATAAGACTGTAAAACAGAGACATGGTTTTGACATCAGCCCTTATATAAGCGAGTTAAAGCAGGGAATCCTCAACCTAGAAGTAGTGCCTTCTATGAGAGCCATGATGATGGCAGGACCTGCCCTAGATAGATGTAATGTCGGTGCTTTCAATTGTTCCTATCTTCCTGTAGATAATCCACGATCTTTTGATGAGACTATGTATGTATTGATGTGTGGTACTGGTGTAGGATTTTCAGTTGAAAGACAGTTTGTATCCCAGCTTCCAGTAGTCAATGAGCATTTTGAGGATAGCTCTACAGTTATAGTTGTAGACGATAGTCGGTCTGGGTGGGCTAAGGCTTTCAGAGAATTAATCTCACTATTGTATTCAGGACGTGTCCCTAGTTGGGACCTATCTAAACTAAGACCGGCAGGCGCTAGGTTAAAAACTTCTGGTGGTAGATCATCAGGTCCTGCTCCTCTAGATGAACTATTTAGATTTACTGTCTCATTATTTAAAAAGGCATCAGGCAGGAAACTAACTTCCCTTGAGGCACATGATTTGATGTGTAAGATCGGTGAAGTAGTGGTAGTAGGCGGTGTACGTAGATCAGCTCTGATTTCCTTATCTAATCTATCAGATGATAGAATGAGAGATGCAAAGGCCGGTCAGTGGTGGCTAGAGAATCCACAGAGAGCTCTCTCTAACAATTCGGCTTGTTATACAGAACGTCCCGACACTGCCGTATTTATGAAAGAATGGCTGTCGCTATACCAAAGCAAGTCAGGTGAAAGAGGTATCTTTAATAGAGAAGCCTCTGTAAGACAGGCAGCTAAGAATAGTCGTAGAAAAACAGAAGGAATAGAATTCGGAACCAATCCGTGCTCAGAGATTATCTTAAGACCCTATCAGTTTTGTAATCTATCTGAGTTAGTGGTCAGATCTGATGATACAGAAAAGACTCTATTAAAGAAAGTCCGACTAGCTACTATACTTGGAACTCTCCAGTCTACTCTGACAGATTTTAAATATCTAAGAGCTATTTGGAAAAAGAATACCGATGAAGAAAGACTTTTAGGGGTTTCCATGACAGGTATTATGGATAATAAGAACCTAATCTATAATACAAAGTTCTTAAATAAGTTAAGGCAAGAAGCCATCGAAGTCAATAAAGACTTTGCCGAGAAATTAGGCATAAATCAAAGCGTGGCTATTACTTGTGTCAAGCCATCAGGAACAGTAAGCCAATTAGTAGATTCTGCCTCTGGGATACACCCAAGGTGGTCTAAGTATTACATCAGAACAGTACGTTGTGATAATAAAGACCCTATAACTAGTTTACTAAAAGATCAGGGTATACCTAATGAACCAGACGTAATGAACCCCAATCATGTTACTGTATTCTCTTTCCCTCAAAAGGCTCCAGATAACGCCCTCACTAGGGCAGATATTTCAGCTATAGATCATCTAAATGTCTGGAAGACATTCCAGGATAACTGGTGTGAGCATAAGCCTAGTATTACAGTAAACATAAAAGAAAAAGAATGGTTACAGGTTCAGTCCTGGGTGTGGGACAACTTCGATCAAGTCTCAGGTATTGCATTTCTACCTTATGATGAATACACCTATAAACAAGCCCCTTACCAAGAAATTACTAAAGATGAATACGATACTATAATGAAGACATTTCCTAAGGAGGTAGACTGGTCTAAGCTTTCAGAATATGAAAAAGAGGACACGACTAGTGGATTACAAGACTTGGCTTGTGCCTCTGGTGTATGTGAAATCGTAGATATAACAGATAGAAAATGATTAAGAATCTATTCACAGTAATAACTGATATACGGAATCTTTATTCTTCTAGGGATAATCTCTGGAAGGAGTTCTTCAAACTCCAGAAGACGCACAAAAGACGGGACATCTATTATCGTAATCGTATCCACATGCTAGAACGTAGATTAAAGAAGTTAGAGAAGAATGGGATCGCCTGAAGAGAAGCAAAAACACAGTCGCCGTCTAAAGAGAAAGAAACAGGAGAGGTTTCAATCCGTGATTGCTAAAGAAATGCTTACATCTGGAAAATATAAACCCCGCATTGTCAAAGACAGGCGAGGCGAAAAGCACGACCTAAAGAAGTTAAGTCATTACGACTTGGTGAGACTCATACAAGAAGACGACTAATGTTTGTATTACTTATCTTTCTACATCTAAATAATGGTATAGTCCAAGTCAGACATTCTGTGACTAACAGTCTAGACGCTTGTGAAAAGGCTTTACCACTATATAAGAACTTATATGAGAAAGGTAAGTTCTATGACGGTCCTCCTGTAGATGACATCAAGTACATAACGGGAAGATGTGAATCCATTAAGACAAAGAAAAAGGGGCTCTAAAAGCCCCTTCTTTCATATATGACGTCTAGCCTAACTAGTCTAATTCTATATTCTATCTTTAAACCACTTAAAGATGTTTTTTGCTGTAGGTAGTCCCTTCAAGAATACCTTATAGCAGTGATAAGCCGCCGGAGGTATCAGCAAGGCGAAGTAAAGAATCTGGATAGAGTTTAGGTCAACCCAGACAGGAAGAATTCCTGCCGCTAAGAGACCAACTGTCGTACCAGGTTTGTCCGAATAAGAGCTTACTGTAGCCATCGCCTCACCCCAAGATAACAACCCCGACATTAATCTGCCTTTACTCTTTGTACGCTATGTTGGGATATATTCAGGAGCTTAGTTTGTTCTATCTCCTGCTCTGGCGTCATCTTCGGTGAAGGGGTGTCAGAAATTTCTGTTGGCCGCACAACAACGGTGTCTAGAGGTATGATTTTAAAATTAGGTGGAAATTCATTCTTGGCTACTTCAATTTTCTTATCTACATTCTGGACGTCTTTATGAGATAGCCAGAAACCTATAGTAAGAGTTACTAAACCGGCTGCCCCTTCTACGATGCCTTGGTCGGCATAGCCCTTAGCGATAAGAGTGGCACCAACGGCTGTGACTACATGTCTGGCTTGAGATAATATCCAAGACCTTACGAATTCATTTTTTGTTAGAGTTTTAACAAGCCAGTTCATATTAATCCTTAATTATTAGGGTCGAAAACAGAGTATTCTTTAGATTGTAAGCCTTTGTCGTGCATACAGATAGTTATTATCTTCTTGGCGTCTTGGCTATCTAGTCCTAGCTGCCTAAGAAGCTCTCCAGAGGCTCCTCCGAGGCCATATAGACCAGGAATGAGGGGGTTGACTATACCTGTACCGGCATTGGAAACGGCCTTTGTAGCCCCGCTAGAAGCTATCTCAGAGACGTCTAAATTATTATTAATTAATAGATAATTAAGAGCATGGCCCCTACAAACACCTAAGTCTTTAATAAATAACTCTTTATCTCTGATTTCAGGAGTATACGGAGTAAATCCTTCTACGGCAGCTTTAGAACAACCTGAAACTATTAAGAGTAAGGTTCCTACGATGATCTTATTGAACAAGAATTTGTAACCCGTCATCATAAAACGTAGCGCTCTGGTAATTAAAGGCTATGGTGTACTGAGTAAGTCCGTTGATGGTCTTGCCGGGAGGCGGAAGAATCGTTATCGGATATGTCGCTGCATTCCCCGAGCTGTCGAAGACAGGATAAGGACCGTATCCGTCAGGTAGTTGAACCGTAGTGACTGGAGTAGAATTCTGGTATATAGAAATTCCAGCGAATGAATCGGTAGTCAAGACATTAACTGTGGCCGTACCGGTAGTCGTAATCCTTCTAGGAGTGGCATAACTTCCTGGTTGAGGAGTTATATCAGGGATAGTCGTGATTACCGGTTGACCGTTGGAATCGAAGGCGAGTACGCCATTAGCTCTTAATGCAGCAGAAGGAAGGGTATTAGGCGGGCTAGGGTCAGTTACAGGAGTCTTGAGAGTATAAAGAAGGTTGGTGTCTAACTGCTGAATCTGAAGCTCTAACAAATCAAGCCCTTGCTCTACCGCCTTGGGGTAAAAAGCCCCTTGATTAGCAATAGATACGGTTTGGGTATAAGGGACGTCACGTGTGATACTCAGATATGTCCCTACCTGTATAGGTGTCCCCATAAGAGGATAAGTGACTGTACCGCCTACACCCCATAATCCGCCGACAGGGACAGGATTGATAAGGACGGAGTATTGAGTAGGAAGAAGTACGGTAGAGACGCCGGTACTATCGGTATACGTCACTACAAGGTCAGAAGCCGATACCCCGATAAAGGGAAACGTGAAGTTCGTGGTAACCCCGTTGCCTATAGCAGTAATCGTAGTACTAGTCGTAGATACCGTCATTATCTTTTCCCTTCAAAAATCTTTTGATTCTTTATCATTATGCTGTCTTGTGCCTGTTTTCTAGAGGTGTTAACGACGGATTTAATTATTCTTAGTTTAGTGTCTTTAGGCAGGTTTTCCCATTCTGGTGTATGAATCAACGGGGCTAATTGAGCCTTAGAGAAGTGCCCTGACATCTGGATATAGTCTTTGTACTCGTCTGTAGTGAGTTTGACACCGTTTATCGTATCTGGTGGCATGACGTTGTTGAAGTTATAGCCTGCCTCAGAAAGAGCCTCATTTAAGTCCTCGGTGGTTTCATCGAGAGGGGTAGACGCGCTGTCACCCCAAGGAGTAAGTCCTACCCTTTCCTTCATGAATGGTGACTGCATATTGATACCAAATATTGTAGTCAAAGACAGAAGACTAGGGACTACACCTGTTTCGCCTGAAGTAGAAAAGTCCATGAAATTTTGAATAGTCATAGGAACTAACTTTTCTGACGCCTGGGTACTCAACTCAAAAGGCCTGCCAATGGCGTCTTGTCCATAAAGAGCATCGACTATCGTGGCTGCCACAGGGGAAAGTTTACCTCTTAAAAACCCTAGAATTAAATCCATTCTAGTCTGGGCTTTATAGCCTTCACCAAGATTTTTTATTTCTCCTTGAGAAGTCTTGATTTGACCAGTAAGAAGCCTAACCAATAGTCTATTATAAATGGCGTTACCACCGGTGATGTCGTATTTCTGTTTGCCTATTATGATTTTGGCAAAGTCTTGACTACGAGGGTCTAGGTCTACATCTGCTCCCATCGATCTCACCAAAGCTATCACAGAGCCTGTAGCAACAAGAGAACCCACGAGTTGTCTCATGGCTGCCTTACGGGCAGTCGGCGAAGACCTTAGATAAGTATCAGGATTAAACATATTGATAGTTGCTGACAGTTTTCTGGGAGAGAAAAAGATATTATTAAGGATAGGAGCTAGATTGGCGTTTCTGTCGCCCTTACCTAAGGCACCTCTTCCTGTAAAATCATTGATAACCTTGGCTATGTCTTTTACGGCTTGAGACCCAGGGCGGATGTCTTCTCCACTTAATCTAGCGGCTTCTATGAGATCATTAAATCTTTGGAATCGGACATAGTTAAGAAATCCTGTAAAAGCCCTGGCTGACGCCCTAAACGGATTAGGCATAGGGAGACCAGTATTCTTTTTTGACCAATCGGCAAACTTCTGAGACAAGTCCTCTACTATATTGCTCTGGAAGGACTCTTCCCTGTGAAGGACATTCTCACCAAGTTCAGTAATACCTAGTTTACCCGATCTGGCTAATTCATAATTAGGGTGGGAAACTATATAGGCATCAAGATTTCTAAAGTTCTTTTCTGATGAGAAGTATTTAAACATCTCTGCAAAACCCTCCCAAAATCTTCTGGTAGAAACCATACCCCAGCCCTGAATGAAGGGGGCAGATAAGTCTATAGAGGACATAAGAGTTTTAGGGATACCAGTAAGGTTCATAAATGACCTTCCTATTGCAGCCCTGTCTTTGATATCGAAACTGGAGCGGCCCTTCAACTCATTGACTTTTTCTGATAAATCAAGAACGGCATTACCATAAGCTATCTGTTTTTCTGTATTGCCTAAATCTGCAAGCATCTCGTCTTTAGCGGTTTTGGCTATACGGCTTAAATCAAACACCTGTCTGGCTTCTTCTACTGTTAAAGAAGTCCCTAGTTTTTTATGGGCCAGATCAGCCAGGAATTCCCTGTCAAGAACAGGATTTAAGATACGATCCATCCTTTGAATCTTATCTACCAAAGTCTTTTTAGATACTTCGTTAAGACCTAAGGCGTCATTGACCCAATTCTTCATAGCCGTCTGCTGGTCTTTCAACAGGAGACGCTTCTCAAACGATAGGTTGAGTTCACCAGAAAGATCGTCTCCAAACATCTTGGAGAAGAGGCCACGACGTTCCTCTGTAGTCATCGTGCGTAGTTTTCCGGGAGACAGCTCACCAGACTTAAGAGCCTGCCTGAAAGCTTCAGTGTATTGTTTTGGTAAGCAAAAGGCTGCCATTATATCGCCGTATAGTTAAATAGTTTTAACACTAGTAGTCGCATTCTATTGATTTCAACCATTCATGCCAAGCCGATTCATTATAAGGAACTTGCTCGATGTAGGTTTCGATTTCTTTACCAGTCTTGTTGATTTCTGATTCAGTGATACGGCCTTTTCTTGTATTTTCTATATCTTGAAGGATACCTACAGGAGAGGTCCTGTCTCTTTCAGCCAAGGATCGGATACGTTGGCCCATAGTAGTAGCCTCTGTCGATAATCTCGAAGCCGTAGCAATCTCCTGTAAGAGTTCGATATTGGCGTCAGCTATGGCTTTCTTTTCTAAAGCCACAAGAACAGATTCTGGAAAAATACCTTCTGGGGGTCTGGCTCTACCCATAACGACATCTACGGCTAAATCAGGACTAGACTCGATAAACGATACTGCCTTCTCTGCTTGATCCTTCATTGAGACGGTACGATATTCCGGTAGATCAGAGAAACCCTCAGTGAGTTCCTTCTCTACGGCCAACGATTCCATCTTACTGGAAAGACCTCTGGTTTTTAATTCTCCGGTACCCTCCACGGCAGTTAGGTTGCCGCCTTCTTGGACTTGAGCGGTCTCTATCTGAGTCTTGTCTGCTACTAAAGTAGTGTTATCGTCTTTCGATGTACCGGACTCATCCTTAGAAGACTTAACAGCCTTTTTCTTCTGATTAATCTTCACCTGCTCTTCAGCAGAAGGGAGAATTTCATTGGCTCTGTTATACGCGAGATCGACGCTATCCTGTAAATCTAGTTGCTTGATATGGGCATCGAGCATCTCGCCTTGGACGTATTTACGGAAGGCTTCACCCTCCGGTGTGTCAGACTTGAGATAATTCTCGACAGTCAGTCTAGCCTCAGAGGTTTTAGGGATTAAATCTCTAAGAGCTATATCTGTTTCTAGGATAGTCTTCTGAATCTCGTCTAGAGACTTTTGAATTCTTTGTTCGTCTGTAAACTTATAAGTCAGACTTTCTTTAGGCTGTCTCTGGGCTTCAAGGTATTCCCTTGTGATACGAAGATTTTCTAGTTTATCTTTTAGAAGATCATATTCTTTGAATGTATCAGGATCGATTTTACGAGCTATAAGATTAGGATCGATTTCAACAGCCATAGGGTCAGGGACACCTATGCCGTTGTCGTTGGCTGCGTTGACTCTCTGTTGAATCTGCTCAGGGGTTAGTTCCCTGGTATTAAAGAATCCACTTTCTCCTTCACCAATGATGCCATGAGCACGAGCTCTGCCAGCCTTGGCTAAAAACGGGGCAGGCTCTAAGAAGCCAGCGAAGGCTGTGTTCTCTGGGTTGGATGGGTCCATAGGAGCACCAGCTATATGCCCTAAGACCTCACCGACTGACCCTAACGCCGGAGCCAATAACTGTTTATCTACAGACCAACCAGGAATGTCTTTATTCGTAGAGATATCTCTAGCGGCTGTGTCTAACTCCTGGCCTAATCTGGCTGTACCTTCTTGAACCGAACCAAATACAGACTGTACCGATCTGACGCCGAGATCAAACACGTGGGCATAAGGCCTTATGAAATATTCATTGATGGATTTAGAAAGAGTTTTATTATTATCGGTAAAGCTCTTCAACCATTCAGAATTAGAAACGATATTCTTTAAATCTCTTGCGGTATCTAAATCGTTATCGGCACCCCAGGCTTGCGAAGCCCCTTGGCCGAAGGCAGACATGACTCTACCGGCCTTGGTCTTACTGAAGAAATAGTCAGCGAAATCTCCGGTATACCTTGAGTTATCTTGTTCAGGACCGAAAGCCTGATCCACAGTAGGAGACGATCCAAAGGCGTCATTAATCGTGGGGGTGTCTGCCATTAGAAATTAGGAACCGGGACTGAAGGTTTATTGGGTTGAACCCATTTATTTTGGATAGCCAATTCTATGGCTTTCTCTCTAGTTATACCTTTACCTACGTCTTTCACAAGATCATTAAGATTGGCATAAGACTTAGAGTCCTGCTCAGAATTAGTTAGCATCTGTCTGCGCCATAACGCCATTACATCAGGCGGCTGTACGCTAGGAGTGATATAATCAGGATTGTCTCTACCATTAATTTTAGGAGAGAATAACTGAGCGGCTGTTTTACCGTCTCGTTGGCCAGCAGCAATCTTAGGAAGAACTTCTTTTAAGGCTTGTTGGAATTGAGAATTAGTATAAGTACTAGTAACACCAGGGTTTAATCCCGCACCTGTGTATTGTTTATGCAGATTCTGTAGAAACTTTCTTTCAGCCTCTTGAAAGGTATGTCCTTCAGGGGTGTTATTTCGTTGCATCAACTGTACTAAGGTTTTATAACCCGTATTAGTCAAAGGAGAGTTATCTTCTCCGCCTACATATTCCATGAGATCAGATGGATCAGAAACTCTTTCAGACGAGATATCTAGATAATGTTTCCAGAAATCTGTACCATACGTGACTCTCTGTCCTCTAGAGTTAGCTGTCAGGATGTTCTTTTCAAATCTCTGGGCGCCCACAGGATTATTAAGCTGAAATCTATTCCAAGCCTCTCGAACTTCAGTAGGACCTGACTCTATCTGAGATATATTAGTCAAGGGTTGTTTATTAGTGAACTTACCGTCTGCGGCTTGTAAAAGAATTTCTTGATCGGCTCTTTGAGCTAACTCTTGAGTTCTAATTATATCGTTGACTCTTTGCTCTGTCCTAGAAACAACAAGGTCTTGATAGGTTATGTCATTAGGGTATCGCTTCTGGGCTTGCTCTCTAGCAGACTGCATTACATCGGCATAGTTAGTCTTAAGGTACGTACTAGGAGAGGTATATCTAGGTTTGTCTCCCCAAGCTACATGGACATGATCGCCTTCATCTATTAACTCAGAAGTTTTAATACCTGAATCCTGTAAAGCCTTTTTAAAGTTGTCGAATGTAATTCCTTGAGGGAGTACTACATCAACCGCAGTACCAGAGATATGCTGAGAATTAGGGACACCACCGACTTCGGCGTTATGTTCTGGAGTCCTTTTACTAGAAGTGATCTTAAGTCCTGGGAAGAGATCAGTAATACTCTTCTGAGTGTCAGACGTGAAACCGTCTTGATAGCCTCTAGAGGCAAAGGCAAGAACTGAATCGGCATCTGTTCTGGCTTGATTGGCTCTATAAGGGCCTGATAACTTAGCCGAAAGCTTGGCATACGTTTCAGCAGGGATAGAAGATTTGTTATTATCTAGTGTTTCAACGGCTGAAACGACGTTACCCGATTTGGGATCAAAAGCCAAAGTATTGATTCTGTTTTCCCAGGCTTTTCCAATGGCATCATTGATAAGGTTGTCATAAACAGCCTTGGCAGATCGACCTTCTTCGGTATCATCAAAGGTGAGATTTCCAGTTTTAGGGTCTTGCTTCATACCCGTTCCGCCTTCAGGGCCATACCCCTGGGCTACTAAGATACGAGCAGACTGGAACTTGATATTACCTAAGGCGTCACCGAAGAGAACATCAGAGAAAGCCACAGACGGGTCAGTAGACTGAGAAATAGAGAGATCAAACGAGGCCTTGGCGGAATTTCTATCCGCTGCTTTTAATTGCTGAGCAGAATAACTGTTGGCTTCTTGAAGAAGGAAGGCCTCTCTACGACTAGCCAAAGTATTAAACGCTCTTTTAGCGGCATCGTTAGGGAGAGTTTCCGATATCTTCTGACGTACATTAGTGATAGCAGAGATAGTCATAGGCAAGGTTTTTACAGCCTCTAGCCCTTGAGTCTCCCTGTATTTACCTATTATACTTCCATATTCGGCGGCAGCGGCGGTTTCTGCGTCTGTCGCTAACGTCTCATTAAGCATTCCCTGACGTTGAATCGCCAGAGACATCATGTCGTCGCCCATATTGCCTAGTTGTTTACCTAGGCCTTGTATGGCTTGGCCGAACTGGCCTCCAAATGTGTTAGGATTGACCCTTACGTTGACGTAATCAGAAGGCATACCTCCGTTAGGAGAGACCTTAGGGACAGAGGCGTATGGATCGTCAGGACGAGGACCAGCCATTAAAACTCCAGACGATTAGTTAGATAGGACATCAGGCGCTAAAACCCCCTTGCATTCTGTACTTTTGGAAGTTAGTCAAACCTGATCCGACAGAGCCAAGGATGGTTGTTCCAGCCGAGAGTACTCCGGCATCTCTATCTGCTTCTGCCTCTTGACGGTCCAGGCCTGCCTGTGTCTCAAAACCATGAGACTGTGTGAGATATCCATAGGATTCTCTGGTGGCGTTGCTTCTAGTGGTAAGGGCATCGAGTTCACCAAGGGCTTGGACAGAAGTTCTGACGTCTAATCCAGAACCGTCATTTACGGTTAGACCGGAGGCGGCTTGATTGGCTTTTACAGAGCCGTACTCAGAGCGAGTCCTCTGCTGTTGCATCCAAGTCTGTTGTTCACCAGACTGACCAGCAATCTCCATATTCTTCTGGGCAATCTTGGCATTCTGCTCATTAACACTGGCTTGGTATTCATTGGCTTGGGCTTGTGCGTCAGCAGTCTTTATGGCTCCATAGGCGCCAACGGCACCAGATAAGGCAGTCATGCCAAGACCGGCATAGCCCATCCAGGCAGGGGCAGTCTCAGCGGCAGCTATCGCGGCAGTACTTGCAATAGGTGCTGTAGTACCGGCTATGCTTGCCAAGGCGGGAGTCACAGTAGATATAGTACTAGCGGCGGTAGAGCCGATAGCGGCTATGGCTGGTAAGATAAAAGCCATTAATTCACCATAGAGAATTTAAAGAAGTCGTGATTATTCAATTTTATAGGTGTGAAAGTAAATCCTGCTATTTTTAGCATCCTGACTGCTCCCTCGTAAGAAGCATCTACATAATTCTCTAAAACAGGGAATAGCTTCTTCATTTTTTGGACTTCATTTATATATATTTTAGCAAATTTGATAGGAGAAATCAAGGATATGGCTTCTCCTGTTATTAAATAAGGTTGACCGGTAAATCCAAGTAACGGACCTGCCACCCCCCAGACAGCGGCTACCTGACCATCTATTATAGCGGTAGAACGGTATGCAGAGGCTCTATAAGCCACGTACAGACCTCTTTCGGGGTTAAGCCCTAGGGATATAGCCTCCTGACGGTCTTTCTGTCGTAAGGTCTTCCTGAGCTCTCTGATGTGACCTAAGGTAGTAGGTAATATTTGAATAGTCATCAGCCTTGATCCCCTTCTGTCCAGTAGGATACAACAGAAAGAATATTAGCAGGGAGAGGATATCTTTGTTGTATAGCGACTTGACCCTTTAAGTCCCAACCTGACGTAATATTCTTATAATAATCTCCTGTATATAACGGTATAGCCGAGCCTGCATATACCTGATTGGTTCTTTCCTTGATTTCAGACATACCAGACCAAGGAATCGTTTTGAAGTTTTGCTGGGCAGACTGATCGGGTTGATCTGCCCCTACCTCTAAGCCACGTGACGCCCTAACCCGTATACCCACACTAGAGATGTTTTTACGTCTATTCTGTATTGTACCATTCTGTGACGGTTGATTCAAGTACATAGTTTGGACTTGAGCTAAATACGGAAGACCTACTGTGACTAAAGAGGCTTCTTGAGGTAAAGTAATTTTATTATTAGTAACTATCTGGTTCTCTACTACAGAGCCATCAGCAAGAATCGCTACTTCTTTACCTTCTAGGTGGTTAAGTCTAGAGACTTCAGTAAAGGGCCTAGAAAGACTCCACTGTAAGGATTCCGCCGGTAAGGGCATCTCAGAGGGGTCGTCAGGAACTACTTCTGTTATAGTTTCTGTTATATCTACTAAAACTTCTGTAGAAGAAACTATACTTGTGATTACTCCTTTACCTCCCCCGACTCTTATGACGAGACCTTCATAACCAGGGAAGAAGGCCGGGAAAGAAGAAGTAAAGGAAACATTTTCACCCTTATTAGCAGACGGTTGTAAAACAGCCTGAGGATAGGACAGAGAAGTAGTCAATCCTGAGTCTACACAAAAACTGTCTTCGACGTTTTCCCAAATTCTGTCATCCATTCTCTCTGAATAATATCTCCAAGCCCCCTTGACAAATCTTCTAGTTATGACGTATAAGGCATCTACAGGAGGTTCTGTGATAGAGCACACCGAGACAAACACGCCATTGGTGTCATGGCGTGTCCATGAATAGACTTCTTGCTCTTTAAGAAAAGTCAGACAAAGTAGAATCCCATCACTTCTTAAAGCCCATACAAGTTTATAAGGTTCTTCGCACCAACACCATTGTTTGATAGTAAAATCTGTAAATAAATGATCCGAGAGAATTGTCAGGTCTGTCGAGGTATAAATATTGGTATAAAAACTATATGCCAATCTCCTAGCGATACTTCCCTTACTTTGTATAAATAAGATGTCATCGTTAATTGTAATAGGAGGCACGAAGTTATTGGCTCCGTTATATCCCTGAGGCACAGCGGTTTGATTACTCGGTGTTATCGCGGCTTCCTGTCCACCATTGATTTGCCAAGCCCCCTTGCCGGTTAAAACAACGAGACCTCCAGGCATAGGAACTAACCATTGGATACCATTGACTTGCTGAGCCCAAGGAGTTCCTGTGATAGAGTCTGAATCAGTGACAGGAATTGAACTGTCCATGTTGTTATATAGACCAGGTTGGCTCATCCAATAGGTATCTGGTTGATTCAACGATCCGGCATAGACTCTTCTTTGCTGGAAATAACCTGCCACTGAAGGATACAAACCTGTCAGTTCACCTACAGACAGAGTAGCCGTGGCTCCTGTACCTATGGTACCACCCCCTGTCAGGAATGCCCCAGAAGGGGTTACAGGAGAAGACAAAGCAGACATACTATAAAGATTGCCTGTGACACCAGGGGTTTTATATGTAATACTTAATGTGTTAGAACCTGCTGTATATTCCGCCACAGTTAAACTTAGAATATAAGAGGCATTAAGCGTATTAGCCAACGTCTGAATAGTCAGTGCAATAGTTTTCTCTACTCTGGAATAAATAAAAGTTTCACCTACATCAGACGGATAATGCGGGGTATCTGTAAAAGCAATATTGATGCCATTTAAAGCCAGTTGATTCCCGTCTACGGGATTGCTATTAAATAATACAGTACCGGTTGCTCTGCCTCCACCAGAATCAGTAAATGTTATGGTATCGGTATTTCTATAGTCATGCCCTTTGTTATAAATGACAAAACCGGTTATGCTCCCGGAATTATCTACGACAGGCGTTCCAGAAAAACCCGAACCTGTAGATGTAGTTATGGAGTAACCTACAGTTTGTTGTGAATAATTACTTCCACCTGCCGTAGGGGTGACGTAATTAATAACACCAGAAGCAAACGGGTCGTTATGTTTAGGAGGGACTACGGTAAAATCCGCAACTATATTGGTATCTGTGAAGCTAGAGCCTAGAGCAGTTCCTATAAATCCATATAAAGACGAGACCGGAACGTTTACGGCATAAGACGGAGTAGCCTTATAGACGTTATAACTAGATGCCCCTGGAACGGTATTCCAAGTCAATGTATTACTTCCTTGAATAACTGCTATGTCGTTATTCTGGACGTTGGCCGGAAGAGAGGCCACAGATTCTTCACCTGTAGTGCCATCGACGGCAGTTACAACATAGGAATACCAAGTACTTACTATAGCGGCAGACTGAGCCACGGCTTCTACACCTGTAGGGGCTGAAATGTTTGCTGTGAATGTCTCTTGGGTAAACACCCAGTTATCGTTGGCTAATCTGACAAGGCTATAAGGAGGATATTCGACACCCGTTTCTGTATTTACACAGGTTAAAGTCATGACATCGGCAGACTGGGTATACTTCAAGTAAGGTAAGTCTTCGACGGCATAAGGAGACGTCTGGGTATAAACCTTGGAAACTTTACCACCAACTTCTGTTAATGGGAATAATGCGCTGTCTCCAAATAAATCTATGACTTGAAAATGTGTGCTATCGTAGACTGCATAAATAATCCATGCCAGTCCCGCAAGATTTGGATTTGTGGAGTAAACCCAATCTCCGACTTGATATGAATTAGGAGAAGCCGTAACAACTATTCCGTTCTGGTCTACATCTACTACGTCCTGAGAAGGGTTTAAAACATAGGCGCCATCAAACTTTACCCTTAGATAATGGTCCCCAAATTCTAACACATACCCCTGATTGAGAGAGAATTGGAACGGAATATCTCTAGGTGGCGGACCATCTCCTGATTGCTTACATGTTCCTATATAAGCCAGACCGGCACGAGACATAACACCACCGGTATAATTAGCTATAAAATTACGGCATGTAGAAGCACCAGAGGTATACTTACCTAGATCGGTACGACCTAGTAATGCCGGAGAGAGCTCACCAGCAGAAAGAGAATTCTGAATAGTTGTTATAGAAGAGGCCAAATTAACTCCTAGTCGCCATAACTGCCGGTTCCGTTAGGCCATGACATGTTATAACCGGCCCAACTGTCGAAATAACCATATCCGATTCCAAAACCCTGACCACCGGCACGGGCCTGCATCCAGTCAGGGAGATGATCCATAGTGGTGACGCCTTCGTTGCCATCGCGGGCCCTGGCTTGGGCTATAGTAGCTTCTGCCTGCTTGATGCATCTATCGAGTAAAACAATATTAAGAGAAAGGGCCGGAACAAGATAGGCACCAAGAGAAGCCACCATAGCGGCTTGAAAGAGAGAATCCCATCCAGCTGGATTAGGTTGATTAGTTGTATAGACTACTTGGGCTTGGTCTTGATTGGTAAGAATTACAGTGATAGGGGCGTTATTATTATCTAATATAGTTTGTACCTTAAAAGGTATCTGACCACCAGTAGGCAACCAAGTACCCGCACCATTATTAATAGTTGTAGGAGGAATACTACCGCCTTCGTTTGCCGGAAAAGATGGAACGACATACCTGACATCTAGGCAATCCGCTGGATAGGCATAGGCGTATAACCAAGGGGTGGGAGGGACTGGATATGTACTACCGTCTGGATTTTCTGGAGTACCTTGGCCTGCCTGCAACAAAGTAAGAGTAATCTGCCGACCAAGACAATTCCAGTGAGCAGTCCTAGCAAGGGCTTCAAACGTAGGGGTCCAAAGTGTAGAAATCGCATTAGCCTCTTCTGAATTATCAGAAGGATTTAAAGACGAAATCTGAGCTCTAGCGCCTACGGCTAGTAAGGCCCGGTTGGCAATTGAAAGCTGGTCGGCCATTGATTACTTTCTATAAAAACGCGAGGTATTACTCTTATCCATTTCCTCGTTTTCCTCGTCTTCAGATTCTGCCGCTATATGAGTAATGGTTAACTCTACACGACAGTTATTACCGAATTCAGATTCATGGCTAGAAACAGAAGTGACTTTGGTTAAACAATGTAGGTGAAGCATGTCACCTACTTGAATATCCTCATCCTCAAGACCTAATTTCTCTAATTCGTCTTCACAAAGGGAGATACATAAGCCATAAGGATATCTCGGAGGAGAAGAAATCTTTTCTACAATTTCCTCTCTCTCCTCTGGTTCGATAGCCATGTCAACCATAGGGGGTAGACGATGAGCCATTTTAACCACCAATGATGATGTAGTTGTACACCGACGTATCAGAAGCAGTGGCTGCCACGGTAAAGCCAGTCCCTGGAGTGATAGTCTTGATAGCCGGGATGGCACCTACTGTACCACCTACAGTCTTTAAGGAAATGGCGATAACGGAATTGGCACCTACGTTGGTGTCATCTACAGTTACGGCGTTTGTACCATCGGCAGTGAATGTGCCGACAGTTTCCTTATGGATGATAGAACCACCAGCCAGACCCGTCACGGCACCAGAAGAGTTAACAATGGCTCTCTGGATAGGCTGAAAAATTCTTTGTAAAACAGTATTTGCCATTAGTCTTCTTCTTTCTTATTTGAGAGTTTATCGGCTTCCTTTGAATGCCTTTTCTGCATATCTTTTAATTCATTCTGATGACGTTCAACCATATCCACCATCTTTTCGTGAATCTGGTGGGCATCTACAGGCATACCATCACCGGCACCTTCTAGAGGATTACCCTCTATACCCATGTCTTCGGCGTCTGCCTCGGAAGGACGTTTAATGCCTACCTTGCCTTCATCGTCTTTAGCAATAGAAGGAGATTTACTATATAGTTTATCTGATTTAGCCATTATTCGTCTGACCCATATAATTTAGTACGCACTTCTTTGGCAGAACGTACCTTTTTCTTTTCTTTGTCTTTTGAAAGCGCCTCGACCTTTTCTTTAGCCTTGGCAGCCTTAATTACTTTTTTAGCCATAGTGTTCTTCCTGTCAAGTAGATTGATCGAGGTCACTGTTAACCGATTTTCTGGATGTTTTTAGGACGTCCACGGCCTCTCTTAGGATTAGCTGTACCGACTTCAGGGGTTTCTTCTCCCGAAACAAGATCGATACCTGCGTTATCTTTTTTGGCTCCCATCAGAGCCATATCGGCCCTGACAACAGCAGTGGCAAGAGCAAGGGCACCATCGAGATTACGAGGACGACCTGTATAAGTCTTACCAGCTTTGGCTGCTGCCTCACGACCAAGGTTATCTAGTTTTTCTAGATAGGCACTAAGACGTTCATGGGCGGCATCATTGAGAGGTTCCATTTCCTCGTTTGGTTCTCCGTCGAAGTAAATCTCATCATTCTCGGCGAAAAGATGGTCATTCGGACCATAAAAGCCATTAGGTGAGAGAATCCGGTACGCCGGGCGAGAATTATCCATTATATTTTCCTTTTAGATTTAGGAAAGGGTGGCCTTTCGACCACCCCAACCTATTAAACAACCGCGAAGTTATTATTGTACTTGCCAAGCAGTAGTGTGCTGGGCGGATTGAGTACGATACCTGCACTGAAGGTTAGATCGACCGTGCCAACGACTGTATAATTCAGCCTGTAGAAGCGTGGTAAGGCTTCTGAGGGGAAATTAAACAGAGTAGGTGGAATCGGAACCAGCAGATAATTACCGGCAACAAGAGTGTTGGCAGTAATTGCAGGGGTTGTGTACAGAGTCGTGTACGAACCAGGGCTGTACGAACCGTTATCAGGGGCTGCCTGAAGAGCGATTGTAATAGTACCAGAGTTAGTACCCTTGGCCTTTACAGCCAGGAAGAGGTAAGGAATTGCCTCACCATCACCTGCGCCGATGTCATAGCCGATTGCAGTATTAGTGGCAGGGAAGCCATTAATCATTGCAGGGGCATTGCCTGTACCGGCACCGGTGAGGTCAACTACGGTGCTTGCAGCAGTAGTAGTAACCTGCTGACCTGTGGACCAGCTTGAGAAGGCTAAAGAATTATCTACGAACATTTATATTCTCCTTCTGAATCTTAAGAAACGAGAGATTCAGTGTTGGTGAGTGCGTCAACCACGCGGATTGGCGTATCACGGAACATAACGACGGGATCACCCGCGTAATCCTTGCTGGTAAGCAAGACGTTACGATCACGAATGGCCTGGATGTCCATATACTCACGACCGGTACGGTTGACATACCAAGCCGGTGAGATACCAGGGACTGGATCGCCAGGGGCATCGCTTTCAGTGATACCGGACAGACGACGCGAAGCCGTAGGTAGACGAACCACCGCACGAGACATCAGAGCGAACAGGTCAGGAGGGGTTACACCCTGAAGACCCGCAGTCGTGGTATCTACGTTGGCGATACGGACGTTATAACGCCAATCCTTTACGCACAGACCCAGCTTGAACTGGAACAGGCTGGTATAGGCTTCAAAACGATTACCGTTTGAGTCATACGCAGGAACTACGTCACCCTTGTCTTCATAAACCAGACCTGCCTGCGAACCCTTCGGGAAGATACCGAAAGTGGTATGGTCACCCCAACCGACTAACCAAATAGACAGGTTAGAGTTGCTTTGACCACCTGCGTCAAGGACGTTTACGGCATTCTTGGCAGTCGAGGTGTTCGTTGTGTTATAACGGGGAGAAAAACCCGTAAAAGCAGTAGGAGTAGTCGCCTCATTAGAATAGAACAGGGCGGAAGCAACCTGCTGAGACAGACCTTCTACGTGTGCCATATCTTCGGAATAGCGGAACTTAGCTACATTTCCATTCAGGTTGGCAATTGACTTATCGACGATTGAGTAATCAACGAGTTCGCCAATGCTGTCCTGGAACTGAGCAGTCAGAGACTTCGAGCTAGGAACGCCTTGATTGGCGGCGCGCCAGACACCCTGAGGGAGACCGACACGTACAGTAGTTTTGTGACCGAGGGGTAGATTGCCTTCCTGCCAGATCATGTCCTTCATTACTTCGTTGCACTGAGAAAGCATCTCGGCAATGATAGCGATGGCACCATCTGGGTCGGCTCTACGCGCCCAATCAACTAAATTAGGATATACATTAGTTGACATTTAGTAAACCTCTTTGTAAGAGTTGTTAATTAAGCCAGTTTCCCATAAAGGGTAGTGGACTTAGACTTAGGAGTAGATACTGGCTTGGTTGCGGCTAAAGGTTCACCTTCACTCATGTTATCCATTGCTTTGGCTAGAATTCTAATCACGGCTTTGTGATTACCTAGACCCGATGATTCCATGATTTGTCTGAACTCTGCTTGTTCTTCGGCAGTACCTCCGTGGGTTCTAATGAAGTTATTAGCGGCATCGACGGTTGTTTGAAACCTGTTGCCACCGATTTCAGGATCGGCTAAGAACTCTTCTTTCCAAGAGGTCTTTTGCTTCTCCCAAGTAGTCTGATATAACTTTGTAAGGTCTTCTGCTACTCTTTGTACTTCATTTAGATGGAAATCTACAGCTTTCTGACCAAAGGCTTGAACGGCGGCATGATCTGCCTTACCGGACAACTCTAGCTCAGAGAGGATATCTGTAAATTCCTTGATCCGATCTTCCTTTAGGCTTACACCTTCTGGAAATACAAACGGATCATAAGTTGGTTGTATAACCTCTACGGGTTCTTCTACAACCTCTTCAGCCGGAGGCGGAGCCGGATCATCGGACTGACCCCCTTCCTGATTAACCTTGACTTCGTTAGTCTCGGTTTCTTTGTTGGCTGGCTCTTCTTTAGAAGGTTCGCCTAATAGTGTGGTAACCTGTTCAGGTTTGTCTTCTACGGCATCTGAGATAATCTCTGCCGGAGTTTCTGCCTGAATAGGGCTTGTGTCTGTCTGTACCGAAGGAGCCGCTTGGATTGCCTCGGCATCTATTTGTGTATTCACCGGAGCCTGGGCGATGGTTTCGACAGTCTCTACGGTATTGGTTTCATTATCCATGTCTTGATTTATTCTCCGACATCATTAGTGCGTATTGCTCAGGAGCGGCTGTCTGGATGTCGTCTAAGACTTGGAGTCCGACATTCTGAGTCCCACATCTGAACGCTGTTTCATAAGGATCAACACTGAAAGGTGTAGAAATTACTTTGCATCTTAAGAGAAGATCGTAGAACCACGCCCTACCCTGCTCCATAGACATAGCGGCTTCTACAAACTTAAGACGATCAGCCCTTGTCCTGGCTGCCCTCTTTCTTACTTTATTTACGGCTTCGTTATCAGAAGTGTCATAACTTGTATCGACTTCTTCTTGCGCTTGATTCTGTTTGATTATATTCATTAGTTTGGAAGATTCTTTAATCGTTGATCTAAATTAGAAAGGACTTCTTGACGGGACATGGCTTTCTTTAAGAAAAGGGTATTACCTGTCTCAGCCATACCCGATAGAGCCTTCCTTATAGTCATCCAAAGAGTATTCTCGTTGTCTTCCCCAAAAGCAGGAAGATTTCTTCCGAGCTCTATAACGCCTTCTAATTTATCTCTGATGTTTAACCAATACGGATTCTCTTGGGCATGAGCTAATTGATGACTAGAACCGGCTGCCACTTTTAAACAATCTATAAATTTAATAAATATCTGAGCCTTGTCTGTTTCCTTGGCCTGTGTTATCTCTTTAGCCTTACTAGCTGCTTCCTTGAGCGACTCTGTGTAACGACTAATCATTTCTGCTTCAGTTATATATATCAAAAATACTCCTATTGTAATCCAGCTAAGAATTCTTGGCCTTGACCGGTAGCAACGTCAGAAAGTACTTTAGCTGCCGGAGCCATCTTACCTGCGGCGTCTGCGACTGCACCCATCTGCATCATCTGCTGTTGTTCCATCGCCTCTTTGGCTTGCATAGCCCTCTTCGTATCGACTTCTTCAGGGCCATATAAAATCTTCTGAGGGTTTCCTAGAAGTTCGTTGTATTCTCTTACAACGGCATCTACATTAACATTATCTTTAGCCTGAGGATAGACAGCCGACATATTACCTACTAAAGCCATAAGACGTTCGATACCACCAGTTGCGGCACCCTTTTGGGCCAAGGCAAGGATAGAAACGAATTCTATATCGAGAGGAACACCCTTTAAAGACGGAGGAGGTTCATCGATCATTCCTTTGCGTTTCAGGATAGAGAAGATTCTCTTCAACTTGGGCTTTAAGGAGTCGGAAAGAAGGCCCTCAATTACAGGGCCAAGAACTTGAAGCTTCTCCTGCATCTTTTGGGCTACTTCGTAAGCCGTCATCTGTTCATCCACCTTTTGCTCAAGCATAAGGAAGAGATCATTAAATAGACCTGTCTGGATACGACGTTCTATCTGTTGGATATTAGCCGCCATAGCCCCTACGTCAGGGTTGACTTGATAGATAGGACGTATACCTTTATCAGGACCTAATTGAGAAACATAGGTTAGGTGTCCCGGAAGAGTACTAGTAGGCTTATTCTTAAGCTCCATGTCTCCAATCAGAGGAGGTCTTACTTGTTTCTCGATTGCCTCTGCCATACGCCGCGTCATCACCTGAAGCTGCATAATATCTGGGAGCACATCCATACCTACGGAACGACCATAGGCGTCATTACTCTGGGTGGACCATCTAGCTGAAGTGAAAGGCTGATCTATGAATCCACGAATACTGAGGGGTTTATTAGAAGTAGAGCCATAAACCCAGTAGACTTCTCTCCAAGAAAACTTATTAGAAAGTTTAGACATGTCAGAACCTTCTACAAAGAAGTTAGGTTCGATAGCGTGAGCTATCTGACGTTCCACCTCTAAAGAATTTCCCTTTTCATTCCATAACTCTTGAATATCAGGAGGACAATTTTCGACTCCGAAAAAACCTACTATCTGAGAAACCGTCATTACGAATAAACGATACAACCCATCTATTCTACCGGTTGAATCCGAAGACAAGTAATACTCACCTACGGCAGGATTATAAAAACGAATTAAATCTCTTTCGTCTTCGTAACAAATACTAGGACCTGTACCGAATACAACGATGTCTTCACACTCTTGCGCAAAGGCGTTATAAAAATTGCTTCCAGCTAAGACCGTATAAATCCTGTCTTCGGTTTCATCGATCCAATTTCTGGCGGCTTGGTCTAATTCAAGCTTCTTTACGGCAGGGATCATTTTAAACCAAGGACGGCTAGGAGAAGCCAGCCCTGACATAAGACCGGAAGAACATACCCGGACTGCATATGTTCCGGTAGGGTCGGCAATGGCAGTATTAAGCGGACGACCTCTTGTCATATTATTAGGATTTGGATTACCGCCAGTAGATTGGGTAAGCCAGATGCTGCGACGAGGTAAAATAAATTCAGCCAGATCAGACCAATTCTGTGTCCACCAAGACTGTCTCCAATTTCTTAATGAAACAAGACGAGTCTCTAAATGTCCCCTAAGTGGTAACCAACCCTGCTCTACCGGATTATCAGAGACCTCTATGGTAGGTTGTTTCGATAGGAGGGTAGGCCCCGCCTTTTCATACACAGCAGTAGATTTAGATTTATCTTGAGCCAAATTACTGACCTAATAGTGTCTTATTAGTCGCTGGGGCTTCAAGGCCTTGTGGGCTTGTTTTTAGGGTATCGTTTGCGGCAGCCGCCCTAGAACCCTGTTTTGCCGCTGACTGGGAAAAAGCAGTAGTAGAGGCCATAGTCGGAGGATGAGCAGCCGGAGGAGGCATAGGAACTGATGGAGGTTTAGGAGTCCCACTAAATAACATTCCCATTTATTTATCCTTATACATACGCGCGTGTCTGGGTTTCTTAGTATCGGCTTTATTAAAATCTTTTGCTACAGATTGAGGTATACCCATCTTCTTGGCGAATTTAGGGTCATGGGCTGCTGCTGCCATTGTACGTTTTTGTTTTTCAGAGGATGACGGCAATTTCAGTTTCCTTACTATTTTTTATGGCTTCTCTTAAATTCCTATTAAGAATGATACACCCAGAAGAAGCTGATTTATCTCCCTTAGAGTTATCACCATGAATTAAAAAGCCTGAACGACCTAAAGCCATTTCTTTATTAGAAGGCTCTAATCTAGCTACTATCGGACCGAATTTATCAGTCTTGTCGTACCAAGAGATGATTTTCCAGACCCCTCTCGGTATAGGTCCTATTTTCTGTACATGTTGTTTCTCAGGATTATTAAGGCCATAAGAACTTCCACTATAACCTACACCTACAGGAAGACAATTCTTATATATTATACCTGATTTTTGTGAGTATGTCCACACTCTATTGACCATGTACTGAATAAGTTATAGAAAATTGACCCGAAGTCCAATTTGAATTTGAAAACGATGGAACATTAGAAGAGCAGGTCACGGTAGGGACACCCCAGGTATTAGTGTCTGTATATAACTTACCTCCTACTACAGTCGGGTTAGCACATGTCCCCGGACCAGTTATATCGGTATTCACCAACACAGTTCCAGACCAGTTATACGAATTATCTCCGTTTACTCCAAGGATAGTGACTTGGTAAGAAGTATAATTCTGTTTGATGGGACTACCAGTTAAAGTAATTCCAGAGGTTCCTGTGAAAGTAGAGGTGATGTATAAAGCATCAGTGTTATGGAGAGTGATTTGACCTAAGCTGTTACTATTTTTAGTTTTAGCAAAAATCATTCTACCTGGGTCTAACCCTGACCCTATATCGGCACCAAAGGTGTAGAAATTACCTCCATAAATAACCTGATTACCTCCTGAAGCAGCCAACACGGCAGGATCAGAAGACAAAGTTTCTATTTCTATAGACCCATTCACAAATGTTGCTACATTACTAGAAAAATTTTCTATTAAAGTTTGAGTCCCTCCTCCTGAATTAAACCATTTTACATTTAAGGGGGAGTTATATACAAAAGAATCTGTGCCTATTCTAATTAAAGGATCAGAATTAAAATGGTTAGAAGAAGCTATGGCAGTATTAGGACCAAAACCAGAGCCATGAAATGAGGCGTTGCCCCCTCCTGAGACCCTATATTCTGCCACATAATTTACCTGAGACATATTTTCTATGATAGGGTTTACTACATTATACTCTGTAAACAATCCCGGAGAGGAATTCCAAAACAATACAGCCATTTTACCCCTGACGAATGTGACATCACAGTGTCCCCCACCTTGGCCTACAAAAGAACACCCTATCGTATTAGAATTACCAGATACATTGAATTCTTTTGCGCCGCCTTTGCAGTATGAACCAGAACCCCCTAGAAATGTAAAAGCAGCCGTTTCAGTTAAAGGTGCCATAGAAATTCTACTAGAGTTGCCGCCGCCGCCGACCCAGTTCGGGCAAGAGAAAGACGCCGCCTTCACGACACCTCCTAAACTACCAAAACTGTATTCTGCCCCTTTAAATTCAATAACTGCGTTAGGAGTAGAAGAGGCTGCAACTAAGTCATTGGCTGCCTGAAAAGCCGCTAATGTCTCGGTAGGATGGGTGGCATCAGAATAGGCACCGCACATTTCTACGTTGAGATTCTTACCCTCCATTTGCCTTTTCCATCTGCCTGTAGAAACGCCAGTGGATTGAAAAATCGTACAGATATTTGTGGTAGAAGTAGAAGACGGGTCCCATACGAATAAACCACCGCCGTTATCTCCAGGGGCTCTATACCCTAGTACTTGAACGACGGGGTATTGATTCGATGCCTGGCCTAGAGCCTTCATCTGAGCGATGTTCTGTACAGCCGGGATAAGCGAGGGGTTACTGGCTGCTAACGAGCTAGTAGGAATAAGACATAACAGACTAAAACCAAGTATCCAGCGAAAAACAGACAATTAATTAGTCCTTGTTGCAGTTATATTACCATAAACAGAAGAGCTACCTGCCGTTACTGTTTGAGCCACTAAGTATACAGTTCCCCCTGATGGTAAAGACGTTGGAACGCAGCCTAAAGGAAATGTGTAGCTATTACCAGGAGGAAAAGCAGCTGTGCTGCTCAAATCATATAAACCTGGCCCTGCGGCAGGCAGCGTAGCCGATGTTAAGCTGATACCACCGATTAATCTCGTAGTGGACGAACCAACGTTAGTAAATGAAATGCTGCCACATACCGACCAATTACCGGCAGTTAAAACTCTTGAAGTGACATTTATGGCAGAGTTAGACACATTAACGGCAGAACCGACAGGTAAAGTTACAGATAAGATTTCACCTATATTACCAGCCGAAGCAGCAGTAGCATTAGATGTTCCGGGTATCTGACCTGATGTAGTACAAGTCCCTGCCGTAGTTATTGCGGCACCAAAACAAGTGATTGAACGTACAGAGCCTTGATTAGTGATGTCTTGGGCAAAGGCAGTGACAGAACCGATACCTAAGAAAACTACTGAGGCTAATGCAGTTATTAGATTTTTCATATTAGTTTTCATTGGCGTATATAGGTTGACCGGCTGTACAAATAACAGTTACGGCTGAAAGAGAAGGAACTCTAGGGGAATAAGAACCGCCAGGAAACAGAGTAAGAGTCCCTGCCCCGCCAATAACAGCTGTACCCCCCGTTGGGTTTACGCCACAGTTTGAGCTACCTGTATTCTGAACCAACAGGCTATGTCTGGAAGAATTAGCCGCCATAAGTTGTTGAGACGCGCCAGTGGCTGAAGTAATAGTCCTATTAGTTGGAGTGATACCTATTTGCTGTGGGGCCGGAGATGATGACGAAGACGAAGTAACCGGCAACGGGTTGGTGTCAGAAAAAGGTACAAAACAAGGACCTACGGTACAGTTAGTTTGAGGAGCTATTTGATAATTACCAGGAACAACAGAGGAGGCTGTGGTTTGAGCCAAAGCTCCCGTCACCGGGAAAACAGATATTGCTAAAGCAACGAGAACCTTTTTAATCATTTACTTACCTTGTGCGATCTTCTGAGCCTCTAGGTAGGCAAGTTGTACAGCCGCCTGAGCAGTTTGAATAGCAATTTTCTTACCAGAGGATTCAACTGTATTTACTACTACTTCAACGGCGTTGGAGAATTTAACGGAACCATCTAAAACCTTAGGAGCCTGCTCAAGAACTGCCTGTGCCGCAACCTCTAAGACGTCTTCGATAGCCACTTGGACTTTATCACCTAGCTTAGGGAGAAAGGCGTAAGCAAACTTACGTACCTGATCTGCGAAAGAGCCTACTACGGCTTTTACGGCAGAAAAAATTGTATCAAAAAACGACATATCAATATCCTCTTGGATTGTAAATGTATTCGGAATTATGTGAATTAGGCGACACCCTAGCTCGTGAGAACGGATCGTATTCAATCTGATGGGTTCCATTCCTCTGAAAAGGGTCTTTGACTTCTCTTTCTACGGGGAGAGCAAACGTCAGCCAAAGGGCATCTAGGTGATCTGGGGAATAACCTAATTTAGACTTTACGTCTTCCTTGGGTTCAATCATTAACTTATCACCTTTAAAAGTATAAGTAGTCTGAACCAAGGAGTCCCGTAATTCCTTGACGTCTGGTAGGGCTCCGCCCTTTTTGATCCATTCGACACAAAGAAAGGCCATTTCGGCTCTCTTATTGCCATAGACCGGGTTTATAGCAGCCTGAGAGAAATTGACAGGGATGGGGGATTTACCCAGTCGGATTAGATTATCTATCCAAGAAGAACCAAAACCACCGGTGTTATCGATGAAGGCTGCGTCTACATCCCAGTGATTCCACTTGTGTAGGACTATTTCAGCCCCCTCAGTTCCAGATAGGCCACGATATTGATGGGGAGTAAAAGCCTGAAGACCTTGACGGGGAAAAATAATACTGCTGTCGTCACCGAAACGAGCAACGTCTACTCCTAAAATTCTAGCCGAGGCTTGGAAATCGCCTTCTCTGTATCTTCTGTTGATGGCCTCGTCTACTTCTTCTGGACCGATAAGGGCGTTAAATGACGCCGGTGGGAACTGTCCAAAGACGTTTACGAGAACCCAAGGGTTGTCTTTGCCGTATTTGGCTATCTGCTCTCTGGCCCAGTCAGCCTTGACTCTAGGTGATCTATTAGGATTGTCTGGATCAGAAGTGATTTCTACGACATGCCAGAATTGACGTTCCGACGTACAAGCCCGGTAAAGAGGCCCTTCAAGGTGAGTCGGGTTACCCGCCTGGACGATATGACCTTCCTTACAAGAGGAGAGTGCGGCATCAGCGGCAGCCATGATAGCATCAGGAATACCGCCAGACTCATCCAGAATAAACATAATATAGTCAGCGTGAAGACCTGCCAGAGTATTACCAAGGGAGTTAGGATCAGCGGACTTAGACCACTGACGAGCCGACATCCACCAAGTCTCAGGATGTTCTTTAGCAAAGATTCGTTCTTTCTGCCAGACAAATGAATTCTTAATAAGAGGAGAGGTTTCTCTCCATTTAGCCATTTCCGACCAAAGACCGTCTCTGAGGTTATCACCTGAAATAGAAGTAGCAGCAATCTTGGGATGTGGCCTAGTGACTAGAAAGTTCCAGGCAAGCCAAGCTTCGATACAACTCTTGCCAGGGCCCTTCGAGGCCTTCATGGCTATACGTTGCTTATGAGGGAAAGCTTTGAGGATTTCGTCTTGCCAAGGATCGGGAGTTGCACCGAAGACTTCACGTACAAATACGTCTGGACGCAGTCTCCAAAGTTTTAGTTTTTCAGCGGCAACTGTACTCACTGAATTAATCCTAAATAAGTTCTATATTCTTCATCTGTCTTAGTGTGTTTACGGAAATTATCGGAAGGGCACATAAGTTGTAGATTTTCAGGCCAATTAGACCCACCACGTATCAATGGTACTTTATGTTCGATATTGTAACCAGTTACAGCTAAATCGCATCCACAAATACAACATTTAAAATTTTGAAGTATTTTTAAACGATCTATATCGTCTTTAGTAAAAGAACCTTCAGCATTCATGTATCTTGCATGACGCCTTAATTGAGCAATTCTTTTTACTTCTCTTGTTTTAGAATTTGCTTGATATTTTTTTCTGTAAGCTTTTTGTTTTTCTGGGTTCTTAGCTCGCCAATTCCTTTGAGTAGAGATAAATTTTTCAGGGTTAGCTGTTTTAAGTTTTAGTCTCTTGATTGGCGCACATTCTACGCAACTGCCATCAGAGACAAGTCTTTTAGATATATGACTATTAATACAAGGTTTTCCGGTCATATAATGTAATAGCCCCGTCTCTTTAGCTACTTTTCTGGGGCTTTTATTTTTCTGAGGTTTATATGGCCCTCTTTTTAGACCTAAAAGGCCGTTATTACCTTTAGCCATTATGCCGCTACTTGAGACAAATTATTCTACTGGGTCTTCAGGGGGTTCAGAGACCTTAACGGATTTATCAAATGAAGCCTCTACTAGCTCAGCCAAGGAGGCAGTAGTAGTTATCTCGACTTGGTCCTTGAACATATTGAGATGCTTGGCGATCTTCTCTAGGGCGGCTAGACGGTCGGCAGGTTTGATAGTCTTGACCTGGAGGACTTTACCGGATTTACCAGAAGTAACCGAGACTTCGGCGGCCCCTGATCTGTCATCCTTAAGGTCCTGAGCGGAGATTTCGATCTCGCCTTCTTCGTTAATACGGATTAATTCACCGGGCTTAGAGAAAGCTATGAGGGCTAATTCCTGAAGGACTCTCTCGGCTGTGATACCAAGAGACTTAGTAGCCTTAGACTGAGCCTCTTCTATGGCTTTGATTACCCGCCTATCAGCTAAAAGTCTGGAGGCCTGCTGGGTGGCTGTATTGATGGAATAACCAGCCCTGATGGCTGCACCTCTGGCAGAAGAAGAGTCGATTAAGTACTCTTCTATGAACTTTAACTGCTGAGGCGTCAGTGGGACTAGCTGTTCTTTAATCATTTATAGTTTCTGTGTCATAGAAGTAATGAGGGACATTGAAAGGCAGACAAACTATTTAGTCTTTAGGGTTCTTTTTAGAACCGTCTTTGTTTCTTCTATACGATCTGTTGTCGTGTCTGGACTGAACCATCCAATTTTTGGGGGAGTTATTTAAGGCGTTGTATATTAAGAATTTTCCTACACCAATCTTTTAGAACTTCATCATCATAGTCTTGCTTCATGACATTGACTTGATAACAAACTAACCTAACGTTTTCAGGTTCGTAGCCTTTACTGCTGTCTATTCTGTCAATAGATAGATTTGTAGGATTTCGACCAGAATTCTGTAAATGAGTCATCACTTCACCAGTAACTGCACACTTACCTTCTTGTCTGTTATATAAATCCAGAAGAAAATCTAGGCTTAAAGTTTCTTTACGATTGTAATAAGACCTGAGTTGGCCTAAATAATTGCGCACAGAGCGGCTTCTATATTCTTTTTGGGCCTTATACCCTGATCTTTTGTGGCCTGCATAGTTTTTACAATTTATACAACAATAGACTTGTCTTTTATTTGTAAAATTAAACTCTTTTTTACAGTATAAACAATTTCTCATAATTTCCTTTCGCAGACGGACTATTTCCTATCTGGAGTTTAGTAATTAATCAGTGGGATTTTGTTTGTGAGCCTTTTTATCTCTAGGATAAGACCTATTAGACCTACGAGACTGAACTGCCCAATTAGTTGGGTCATTATTTAATGCATTACCATCACGATGTCCGACGTCCTTGTTGTCGCCTTTATGGACTCGACCCTCCCGGAGGGCGGTACGACGGGCCTTATTTCTGTTGACCCTTTTCTGGACCTGCTCTTCAGACTTCTGGTATTTAGCCTGGGCCTTACGATGAGCCACCCTAGCCTTGGCTGTCTCCCACCTGTCTACCTTGCCGTTCTTATTGGTATCTAGTTTAGACAAATAACACCCTCTAAAGAGATTGACAAAAAGAAATTAGATAAGGAATAAGCCAATCTGGCTTCGGAAGATACAATTATTCATTGATATGAAAGAAGAAGAATTAATTAGATTAATTACTAGAAGGGGCGGTCTGTTTTAATTATTAAAGGTTAGTTAATTTACTAGTTAACTAATTAGTTAGTTCAATAAACTAGATAGTTTAGAAGGAAAGACTAAACGTTCTTCCTTAATATACATATTATAACAAAATCAAAAATCTGTGTCAAGCACTTTTTATTCTTCAATGATTTCAAGTGGTTGGTCTTGAGAAGGATTCTCAAATATGCAAGAATTAGATAATTTATCCAAGAAGGCTTCCTTTTCTAAGGAAACTCTGGTTCGACGTTCTTTAGCTGACTCTAGAATGGCTTCTCTGTTTTTCTTGTAGTATTCTCTGTTATATAGTTTATGGTACTCTTTCTTTTGCTTTCTTATCTTTTTCTTATTTTTTTCGTAGTATTTCTTGTGAGCCTTTGTATAGGTAGTCATGACGTCTCCTAGATATTATTACAATAATAGTATAGATAAATTATACTACAAAAATGATAATATTACAATAGAAAACTAGTGAGGTTAACAAGGATTCTGATGTCATAAGATAATTCAAATGTTATAATTAAATAGAATTCTAATGTTATATTTATTAAAAATAATTTATTTCAAATATTATATTAAGATTTGAGAGGAAATTCGTTATATCGGCTAAGTGCCTGATTTTACTCAACTACTATCCTCACAGAGGGGGTCCGGGGGTAGTCACTTCCCATAAACACTTCCCTTAGCCAGCCCGGAAAGCCGGGAGGCCAACAACCGTAGTAGATCTAACTAAGGTGTTAGTAGGTAAAATCAGTGTACGGAAAATCCGTGAACAGACGAATAAGAATTGCGTCTCGCACATAAGGACTACTTTACACCTATTCTAATATTTCACATTCAGACTTATTCCAGCCTGTCAAGCCCTTGCCTTGCGTCTATCTGTCGCAGCCCTTCTCTATTGACTTTCTAGCTGTCAATCCTTCAGCCCGATTTATTGTGTTACAAATCTTTAACCCCTTTTACATCCTTTCTTACATTTCTGACATACTTTTGCGACAATCCCCCGTTATTCGCGCACACGTTCTCTATATCCTTCAAGTCCAGCCTAATGACAAAACATTACAGAATATTACTCATTTGTGATTTGAACCCTAGCTAAGGGTATGCCATTGTCTGTCTGTCAGCGGGCAACACCCGTGGGCGTAATCCTCCGGAGGGCTACGGCTTGTCCGGGTTAGGCGATAAGCCCTTGGGAATGTCTAGCGTTGTGCTGATTGCTTACCCCTCTAGCGAGGGTCTTGACATGCCGCTTTAGGGTTGCTATGTCAGGCTTTAGTGATAGGGTCTAGTGTCTGAGTGTGAGCACCGGACGTAAAACAGCCTTCGGCTCTATGAGCCTTTAGGCGAATAGGAGTCACAGATGGGAAAAATCCGTCTTGGGAAACGGGAAAGGGCCGAGCGTAAGGCCCAATGGTCACTAGTCAAAGAGGCTAAGGCTTCCTTGATTAAGGACAATCTCAACACCCCAAAGTCTGCCATACCTACCAGCAAGGGCTACAGAACAGTCAATGTTATGGAAGGCTATACCTTTCATGGAGCGTCGAATATGGTCAGGCCGGATAACCAAGGGAGGGATAAGGGTTATGCCAAGCAACGGTACTAACCAGACTAACCAAGTATCCACTGTAGCCGGGTTCTTTCTGGTTCTGGCTTGGGGCGTCACGTTCTGGCTGATTCTGGCTATGGCTTGACCTTGACTTAATGCCAGGGGCTTATTAATTAAGCCCTTGAAATTAGGCCAAAAGGATGGGTTCCTAGCGGAACGGATCATCGGTCTAACGGTTAACTCACGTTAACCAAAGAGAAAGTCTATGTGAGACTAAGCCTTAGGGCTTACGTCAAAAACGTAGCTAAGGTGGCTGGCTAGTGGCCGGTTGCTTCAAAGACGCTCTAGGGCGTTATCGGCTTGGTTCATACCCGGGTTGATAGCTAGGGTTTCTGTGGAGTAGCTAGACTAACGAATCAGTGTAAATCCCGGGGTAAAGGCTGTAACGCCTCCAACCTGCCAAGCCAATGGGATGGTGTCCCTTTGTGCCATGAACAGATACCTATAATGGGTATCCTAGTAATTGCGCCTAGGGGTGGAACCCATACCTGTTGTGTCTGTGTGTCGCCTGTTGTATGGCTGGTAGGCACATAGACTGCCCTTTAATGAGGCAAGGCTTACTGTCTAAGAGGCACGTTATAACGGCGTGTCCCATACGTTTAGGCGTATGTGCTGGCTTAGCGGCCAGCTATGAGCATTCCTGTTAATCCTTTACTGTTATGTTTTGGATGGTTCCCCTGCCTGACAGGAATGTTCTTACTTGGCCGCGAAAACTAATTCCCTGAGGGGTTTAGGGTCAAGACAAATGGTTGTGTCTGGTAGTAACTAGATTACTTGACAAGGCAAAACGGACAGCCCTGACCGAGGGGTTAGCCAAGAACTCATGCACTCTGGACAATCGGGATTGGGTGCTGCCTTAGGAACTCTGTCGGTTCCGCGGAATATGGTTCTAACGTCCAGGCCAGACACAACCTACTAATTTAGTCACAGGTCTTTACGTTCCTTTAACCTGTGCGGTAGCACTGGCATTCCGCCTTTGCACATTCTACAACCGAAAGGAACTACAATGGCTAAGGCCAATACCGTTCGTAAGAACAAGACCACCACCCTTGCCCCGTCCGAAAAGTCAGGCAAGACTCCCAGCATCGCCATGAAACTGGTTGACAAGCTCCTGCTTTCCGCCAAGACAATGCTTCAATCCGTCACTCAGTTCGAAGTGGAACTTCAGTCTGCCGCCCTGAAGTGTCTGGAACACGCCGAAACTCACGGCGATGTCATGCCGATGGATCGGCTGGTCAAGGGACTGCGGGAAATGAATCATCCCGTGACTACCCGTTTCTCCGATGAAATCATCGCCTGGGTTCGCGGTGTCTCCCCGATTCGCTGGGACGCCAAGGGTAACCCCCGCCAAATGAAGGAGGGCGAAGATGGCTACAAGCCTTACGCCGTCCAGGACGGCGAGGAAACCCCCTTCAATGAAACGGCCATGGCGAAGCGCGCCAGGGCTGCGGCTGATGCCGCCCATAAGAGGGGACTCGAGCCGATTACCGGGCAGGACGTTCTTAACCGCATCCAGGGCGTCATCAAGTTCGTCCAGAGTGCCAACCAGGCCAACCGGAACGGCGAAGTCAGGGGGATCAAGTCTGGCGAGAACGCCAAGATTAAACGGATCGTCGGTAATCTTCAGGCTTTCATCGTGGACAACGGCGGCAAGATCGAGGATGACAAGACGGAGAAGGCCGCCTAACATCAGTCATCTTCTAGTTATTAGTCTGGGGCTGGGGGAACTCAGCCCCTTTCTTGTGCCTAGACGGAGGAACTAATATAAGAATCTGGTTCCTGTCAGGTCCGGTAATATCCATGATCGTACCGCCTGAAACTATCTCAAAAGGGTGGCTCAGTGATCCGTCTACTTGAAGGAGTATTTAATGGCAATCCTTTACAAACTCACAGACAAAGGCGGCTACACCCGTAGGGGTTACAGAAACCAGTGCCTTTGGGGTAACGGTGTTACTCACAGTGGCACGGGCAAAGGCGGCCTCTGCGGGCCAGGATACATCCATGCCTATACTTCCCCGTTATTGGCTGTACTTCTGAACCCTATCCATGCCGCCCTGAACCCTTGTAAACTATGGGAAGCCTCTGGAGAGGTTGTCAAGTCAGACAACGGATTAAAAGTCGGTTGCGTCTCACTGACTACCATTAAAGAATTAGCCATACCCGTCTTTACGACTAATCAAAGGGTATACTTCGCCTTGTTGTGTGCCTCGAAAGTCTATAAGGATTCAGACTTTATCTCATTCGTCAATAACTGGGTATCAGGTAAAGATAGAACTGCTAGGGCTGCTGAAAGGGCTGCTAGGGCTGCTGAAAGGGCTGCTAGGGCTGCTGAGAGTGCTGTTGAGAGTGCTGTTGAGAGTGCTGCTTGGGCTGCTGAAAGGGCTGCTTGGGCTGCTTGGGCTGCTAGTGCTGCTTGGGCTGCTTGGGCTGCTAGTGCTGCTAGTGCTGCTGAAAGGGCTGCTAGGGCTGCTTGGGTTGCTGAAAGGGCTGCTAGTGCTGCTGAAATAGATTTAATCTCATTGGCCGAGAAAGCCTATAACTGGAAAGAATCCGTCTAGTCAACGGTAGCTAATCTAATCTTGCGGTTTGCTTGCGGTTTTCTGCAAGGCTAGACAAAGCGTAAGCCTATGGAGTCTTACTTAGATGCGTCTGGTAAGGACACCATAGGTTTATCTGTGTCTAGACTATTAATTAAAGAAGGAAAAGTAAATGAAAGTTCTTAAGACAGTAGAGGAAGTATCAGGCGAAGGCCTACTGGCTCTGTTAGGTCAGAGAGTCACCATCTTCTGTGCCGCCTATATCTACACAGGAGAACTCGTTGGCGTCAACGACACCTGTATTAAACTGAAAGACGCTTCAATCGTATACGAAACAGGAGAGTTTAGCTCCAAGACCTGGAAGGACGCCCAGAGACTTCCCAACGAGTGGTATGTCTCGACAGGGATGATTGAGTCTTTCGGTGTCTTGAAATGACAGGCCGGACTAAGAGACAAAAGCATATACTGTCTAGGTCTGGGTCTTGGTCTTGGCCTTGGTCTTGGTCTTGGTCTTGGTCTTGGTCTAGGTCTGGGTCTTGGTCTAGGTCTAGGTCTGGGTCTAGGTCTGGGTCTTGGTCTAGGTCTGGGTCTGGGTCTAGGTCTGGGTCTGGGTCTAGGTCTGGGTCTAGGTCTTGGTTTTAGACACAACATCTTACCTTAGGTGCCGATAGAAAATTAGTCTGTGACGGCAACCCGACTAGCCTAAGGTCTTTTCTTAGAGTTACATCAGTCATCTTTTAGGAGCCTAAGCCATGATCGAGAAGTTCAACGGGCTTTGCCCCAAGACCAACGCACTGGTGTTCAAGGACGGCACCCCACGCCAGCCGGGCCAAGACCCGGAGACGCGCCAACCGTAATCCAGTCCCTGACGGCTTTGTGTTGGTGCCTGTCGAACAAGTCGATGCAGCGCCCGTGCAGGATCATGCGAAGTTGGCAAGGCAATTGGATAGGCAAGCAGATATTCTGCACGTTACATCCAACGGCGAAAATTACAACACAATAAGACTTCTCCGCGAAGTCGCAGCAGCCCTCTCCGCCAAGTAAGAAAACGGGAAATACCATCCTTGGATTAGATATTGAGGTAGAATATGCTATCCAGTCAATACATACCAAGGCATAACCACTACAGGTTTGAAAGGCAGACAAACCAAACCGTTCCATTAGAGACCAGTGTAGTTCCCTGGCCTGTACTCTCTCTCAGTACTTACTTGAGGATTCCTGACTTCATCGTTAATTTCTTTGTGAGGTAAGAGGTAATGTGTAACCATAGTAATCGCAACTGCACCAACCGTAAGATAGCTTATATAGTGTACGCAGTACTCCTACTGGTGTGCCTCTCTGTTCCGTTCTTTTTCTAAGGAATACAATGCTAAAAAGACTACTTAATTTCAGTTTCCACAACAGATGTTTCTGGTGTGAGTTTCCCTTACCAGATTGTGTCTGTTGTATATCCAGGAAGATTGCTAACGACAACAACAAATCTTTCAGGAAGTATTTAAAGGCTGTCTAACTAGAAACGAGTACGGTTTACTACGACATGAAGTCCTGTTTGCGTCATGTCCTGAGTGACGTTCTGACTTTTAGGGTGTAGAAGCTATCGAAAGTTGCCGTATTCTTTTGTGGTTAGGCTCTGTAAGGAGACGTAAGTGGACAGTGCTTGATGTGATCCTACCTTAGTAAGAGTTATCAAGGCTCGTCCTAACCACTTCAATCAGCCCGCATGGTGAAACTATTACTTTTTGTATCTTCTAAAAGTAGTTGTTTGAGAATGACAGTTAGGACATAGTAATCTAAGATTCTCCAGTGAATTATTAGTTCTATCACCGTCTATATGGTCTATCTCTAAAGTTATTTTCTGTGAACGCCATTCATTTAAATTACACCATTCACATGAATATCCTCGTTCCTTTATGATATGCTTCTTAAGATAAGACACTCTAGTGTAGTCGGACCAATCTTTAGTTCTTTGTCCCCTGTTCCATGCCTGCCCAGTCCAATGAGAAGTATCTACATTTAATCTATTCAAGATACGTTTTATATTAATGTAGTTGCCGCCTACTGGCCTAAGGGCCAGAGATTTTAATAAGCCTGAAACAGATTTCACTTCTTTTGATTTATTTATTACATCTTCATCGGTGTAATTACGGTATTTTCTAGTTATATTAAACTCCTTATGTGGGTGTAGTCCAACCGGCAGGAGACATGGGATTTAAAATCCCTACAGTGTGGGTTCGAATCCCACCACCCACACCAGTTTACTATATTATATCGAATAGGTAGACGAAAGTCAACCATTAACTAGTGTGTTCGTATTGTCCAAGACGTGCAGGTTCGAGTCCTGCTGCGGGCACCAATCAGGAGAAGTAATGACTAAATACGCCTTTGTGTACGGCACCCTTAGACCTTCCGAACGTAACTACATGGTTATAGGTACAGGTGGAAAGCCTCTAGGTCAAGGTGTTCTTCCCGGTGCCGTACTGTATGAGCTAAACGGAGGTGCATTTCCGGGCCTTAAACTCACAGGCAATCCTGCCGATGTAGTCACAGGCGATATCATAGAAATCCTAGACGAAGCCACTATTCAGAGAATGGATAGACTAGAAGGCCACCCGTCATTCTATGAGAGAGTCAAGCAGACTGTCTATATGTCTCAGGGTTTGGACCTGGAGTGCTGGGTATATATCTATAAACACCCCGTCTATCAAGAGGATATGATACCTTCTGGTGACTGGAAGAAGAGAAACTAAATTAAGTCTTTTGGGCCTATAGTTTAATGGTAGAACAGCGGTTTTATACACCGTATTAGCTGAGAGACATCGGCATAGTCTTGGTTCGATTCCAAGTGGGCCTACCAACCATCTAAAATCAAGAAGGGCTGAGAATGGACGAAGTTCTAAACTTTCCAAGTAAGTATGTATCACCTTACTTATTGCTGCCCAGACGTTCTCACGGTGAGGCGCTCTTTGCAGCCTCAAGGAGAAAGAGTCATGTCTCTACAGAAAACAAAGAAAGACTTAAAACTTATCGGTGGAAAGAAAAAGAGCATCAGTCATAACACTCTTTCTAAGATACAAATAGAATGGGCACTCATAAATCAGAGAAAAGTAAAATGACTAAGACAGGAAAATGTAAAACCAAGTTCCAGTTACCACAAGACGGCGAGATTCGTAATGAAACCTTACTCAAACCTTCCGATGCAAATCGAGATCAACTGTTCTATATATTTGAGGATAATTTTCAATCAGACTCAGCCCAAAGCTGCTGTGGCGTCGTAGAATTAATAGATATAAGAGATAAAATGGTTCTCTCTATTCCCTGTACGGGGGAAGTGTATATAGCAGAGTTCCAGAAATGGGATTCTTTTGAGGGCCGGAAAGACACAGGCGATTATGAAACAGTCTTACCATTCTTTAAGAAATGCATAGAACTCTTAAAGCGTGATTACGGCAAGTTAGTGGTTTACCTTCTTCCGTCTCAAATGAAAGGGACTATGGGTAAGCTAGTGAAAGACTGCGGGTTTATAGATCACGGTAAGTTCTGGAACCCTAATACTAGAAATACATTACATCACTGGAGTCTTACTTTGCATAAGACTTCTCCAAAAAAGAGACCAAATAAGTCTAAATCTATTCTTAGTAAATAACAGATATGACCACATACTAGACCCGAAGAAGGGTAGTCATACCCCTAATTAGTGATCCTTGTAATTCTCTTCGGAGTGTAGGTAGCTATAGGTTGGTAGATTATTAGTCAGAGTAGTCTATCGACTGTATAGGCCAGTCATAATGGTGGCATGGGTGGGGAAGTTGTGACCTCACCATTACTATGTATAATAGGTATTTCCAGGACGTCGCATATATATTTATTATATACTATTTTTTATTACTGTCAAGTTCTAATAAGTAATTAGTTATTTTTACTAATTCTTCTATAGTGGCATCTCTCTTAATAGCATTAGCACGTCCTGAAATTACGTGTATATTATCTTTATGGTAACCTTTACTATTGTCTATTCTATCTATAGATGGTGAAGTATCTACAGACCCTCCAAACTCTAATTTTATTCCTAATATAGGGCAATATTCCGGTATAACTATATCTCCTAGCGCAAGAGAAAAAGGAATACCTTTTCGGTTAGCTCTCCTCTTAGAGTTTTGAAGCATATATTTTTCTCTGTTTTTATTTAGGTATTTAGTAGCATAATCTTTTAATTTATCCTTATTTAATTTCCTCCATTTCTTTATATTTTCTTTATTTAAATTGTTGTTTCTATAAAATTTGTTATCCTTTAAAAGCTTATTGTATAACAGATTATCTATTTGATTTAACTCTACGGTGTATTCTTCCATAATTAGTTTATTACCTCAGATTAAAATAATACTATTCTACCATAAAACCGGAGATTGTCAAGATGAAATCCTTAATTAAATTAGCTTTTGTTTCATTAGTTATGTCCGTACTGGTTTCTAGTTCCTTATGGGCCTTGGAAAAGGTCTCAAATACTATCACAGCCTCTGACAGGCTCATAGACTACGGTATCCAGAAGTTAGACGGTATGATAGCCGCGACTCAGAAAACCCTTACTGTGGTCACTCAGACCCTTCTGGACGTAACTAAGTACGACTGCCTAGTTAATATAGGCATGGGTACAACGTTGTTTGTATTCGCCTTGATTACCTTATGGTGGACAGCCCTTCTATTCAAGTGGAAAGTTGACGAGGTCGTTTACTTCTTTTTAGGAGTCCTGCCAACAGTGATTTTGTTTGTTAGTTCTATAACCTATTTGTTAGATTTCTGGTTATATATCTGTGTGGCTCACCCCGATACCTATCTGATTCATCAGGCTCTTGAAAAGGTAGTGAATTAATGAATTGGAATCTTATCTGGCTGTTACCGTTGGCTGGGGTTCCCCGAAGGTGTTTGTAGGCCTCTAAGAAACCTTCTTTAGTTTACGCCCCCGTAGCCGGTTCGAGCTTCTACCTCGTTATCCGTAGCGGAGCTGAAAAGGCAGGTTCGAATCCTGCCGGGGGTGCCACTATCTAGGGCGTTAGCCCGTTGGGAGCAAAACGACCATGAAGAGAACCTATCATATCTCTAGGAATTCCTTTGGGACTCTACAATCCGTCAATGAAGTCAAAACCGTCAGGGCGGAAGCCCAAGACAGAAGGAACTTCCAGGAATTAGTCCTACAAGAGTCTAAGAAATTAAATCCGTCATTGTATTCTGAGGAATTCAGGTTATGAATATCTTCGCTACAAGTCATTGTCCGATAGAATCAGCCAAAGCCCTTGATGACAAACGCGTAATAAAGATGATTCTGGAGTCGGCCCAGCTACTCTCTACGGCTTTGTACAAGCTAGGTTATTGGCAGTCCAATCTATATAAGCCTACTCATGCAGGTCATCCGTGCACTCTCTGGGCTATGAAATCTAAGGGTAACTTCCTCTGGCTTGTGCGACATGCCTTAGCCCTAGCAGAAGAATACAAGTACAGATACGGACGTGACCATAAGTCTAGCTTTGTCATCGAGGCCTGTCGTAACCGTATCAATGACGTACCTCTTGACCGTCTAGGCGGTCCTTTTTATGACAAGGTGACACCGTTTGCTAACTGTACTCCGATTACCGGCAACATATCTACTGTGTCTAAGTACAGGCAATACATGATCCAGAATAAATGGATTAAAGATTCCAACTGGACTCGTCGTGGTCCTCCGTCTTGGTACAAGAAAAACATGAAGAAGGTGGCTTAATTTGAATGTCCCTAGAACTGGCTATTAGACATGCAAAGAAAAATCCTATTGTTAGGCGCGGGCGTAATAGCATCTGTAGGTTTGCTGCTGTTTTATCAGACGGGCATTCCACCTTTGTTGGCTTCAACAGTTATAAAACAAGCCCGTTACAAGCTAGGTTTTCAAGGAAGACGGGGAATCCTGACAAGACTTGTACCCATTCGGAAGTAGCGGTGATAGCCAAGGCTGTCCGTAGAGGTAAGCTAACAGATTTTAAAGGCTTCAAGATGTATATAGCTAGATTGCTAGCTAATGGTACACCAGGGTTGGCTAGGCCGTGCGAGAGTTGCTCCCTTGCTATAAAAGAGTTTGGAATCAAAGAAGTTTTCTATACAGAATGAGAGGACGAGTAAGATCAAGAAGTATCATATTTTCTGTGGCGGTGGCGGGCGCGAGCCCCTGCTTCTCAGTTACTCATCTAAAACCTCGCTTGAGGAAGATGTACGAAACAACGTTTTAAAATTTCTAGGAGAGGTTTTTGAAAGAGAATATGACGACCCTAGAGATATCTAAATTAACGCTATAGACACTAAACACGTGTCCGTCAGGACGATCCGAAAGGGAGTGTAACAGCCGTGGCGTAACGGCCACCACCTATAGGCAATCCGTGCCGTAAGGAGAGTTCGAGTCTCAGGCTGGATGGATTTGAGAGCGAAGGAGTGTCTCGACCTACCGGGTAATGTAGACAACTTGTGAGACTTTGGTGCAGGCGAGGTTGGAGCCGATGTACTATTATTTATGGAGATAAAATGCCTTATTCTATTCAAGTCGAGCAACAGAAGCGTTGCTGTGGTATCTATCTTATTCATACGTTTGAGAAGAATCCTGATCCTAAAAAGCTATCAGATTACACTGAACATTATAAGAAATATTACGGTGTAAATCAGGCTTTCTTAGATCGGTGGAATAGTAATGAAAAAGCCGAAACAATAGACGAGTATAAAACCAGGGTCGAAAAGAAACTAAAAGCACTCATAAAAGAATATTGGCTTAAGAAGTCTTACTTTCTAGTACATCTAGATAAACTAGAGAATGACAACTTAGAGCAAATCTTTTTAGATTTAGGCTTTGAGGTGCTAGTCCCTATGACTAAGAACCCTACCGGAACTTCTATCATAACTTATATATACCATCTCTTACCTAAAGAGAATCCTAAAGAGGTAAAATCTATTTTAAAGAAACGTAAGATTTCTCCGAAAGGTCTCTGATGTCTCTACAAAAGTTTAAATCTAACCTTAAAGACGAAGCAATAAAACTAGCATTAGAGGCTTTAGGCAAGGCTGTTAAGAATAAAGTCAGAAACGACCAAAGCACCGGCGGAGATAACGCCAGATACGGTGCCGTCTGTTTCAACAAAGGTGAATTAGAACTCCACTCTAAAAGTTATCCCTGTCATAAATACATGAAGGATTACAAATCACCTCTAGTGGTGTTTAATCAATACGTCCATAAAAAGAAAATAAATCCTGATGCAGACAAGGCGTACTTCTCGTGGATTACAGGCGACGAAAGCCCCTGGCGTACCTTCTACGGAAGAAACATCAGTCATACTTCTTTAAATAATTCTAAAAAATCTACCAGTGTATTAGACTTCGTATTTAAGAACGGCTGGGTTTGGTCAGAACTGGATAAACATCCATCTAACCTTCAACATTCCTTTCTTACAGCCTCTAGGATG